GCTTCTGGGAAACCTTGTACTCGTTGCTGGCAATCTTCACGTAGAAAACATCCTCATCCTCATCCTTCTTTTTCTTGGACATTATGGCCTCTCCGCCTTTTGTTTGGATTGTGTTCTGGTGGGTGTCGGATAATCTGACTGCTTGGGATTGGACACTCTATCGCGCGAGCGCGGGGCATTTGCCGGTCTTTGGTCAATGTTGTCCTTGAGTGCATCATCCATCATCATCGTCTTATCCCTGCCCTCATCAATCTCCTTCTCAATCTCCTTGACGAGCTCCTTGGGAGCATGGGGAAGCGCCTTCCCAGCAATGTTTTTGTAAAGCGCCTTGTTGAGCGCATCGGAAACTTCGAGCAGCGTCACGCGCTCGGCAATGTTGAGCTCATCCACAAGGCCGCGCGTATCGAATTCATCGGGATAGGAAACCTCGATATCCGGCTTCCCAGAAAGTCCGAGCCACTTGTTTACAACCTTGAAAAGCCGCTCCTCTGCCGCTTCGAGATTATCCGCTTTATTTGCGAGCAGCTTGTTAAGCTTGTCGAAGTCGTACGCTTTGGCTACTCCCGTGGTCTGCTTGACTTCAGTGGCAATCTCCCCTTGTAGTCCCAGTGATGCGTACAGTTGCTTCACCTGAACCTGAATCATGTTGAGGATGAATTCAGCCTGTGAAGCATCGGGGGAGATGAACTGGGGAGGAACGCCAGCTTGCATGGAGTAGAGGAGGACTCTGTTGGTCGCAAGCGCCATGAATTGCTCCCGAAGCTCCTTGTCCTCAATCACAGCCGACATCATCCCCTCAATCGGGAAGATGAGCTGCGAGAATGTCTGGTCGCAGACGATAGTATCGAGCCTTGACCAGTTGTTGAATATCGCCCTGTCCAGATAGGCGATGTCCGCAATCAGCGATTGTCCCGAGTAGACCGTCCTTCGCTCATGGTCTACGGGGATGATGGGAACGATATCAATCCCTGTCTCCCCAGAATCAACCTCTTTCCCGCCCTCATCATAGAGGGACCACTTCCCCTTCTCCCACAATCTGTAGCGTGGCTTGAGCACGCTCTCTGCGGTAAAGATGGATTCCTCGCCACGACGCTCCTGCTCGCGCACCAGAGCCCAGCGAACCACGCCGAATTCATCGATGCTGATGTCCAGCATATCCTGCGGATAGACGATGTAGATGTAGGGCGTGGTCTTCAGGTTATCCGCCTGCGTTCCGGTACGCTCCTCTTCAGGGAGCGCCTTCTTGTCGCAGACGATGTAGACTCTTCCCAGTACAGAGGAGAACTGGGAGACTTCCTTCATCACGTGGTCGAGGGAATTCCCCTTTCCGTCCGCATCTTCGATGAAGCGCTCCAATCTCTCGTTCTTTGTCCTCCTGATGGGCGCTTCCTTGAAGAGATACGAGTTGATGAGGTCTACTACGCGGCGTGAGTGATTCTCCCGATAGGAGCGAGCGACTCGCGAATTGAATTCTTCCTGCCCCTCCTTGAAATAACGAAAGAGATTTGCCGCTGTGTATGCTTCGCCACCGTGGTAACTTAGGAGGAAGAAGTCCCAAATGCTTGAAATTCCGTTGTATTCTGGATGCCTGTGGGAGATGACATCCTTATTTGTCTCATCCGCCCCTCCCACCTTATTGATGTCTGCCATCTATCAATCCCTCTCGTTGAAGTGCGGACACTCCCAAATGGGCGTGACGATGCTGTGCTTCACACAATTCTCGAAAACATCCTTCACTATGTGGCAAAAGCCGAACTTATCGCACGCATAGCACAGGCAGTATTCGCGATGTTTCCCTTTCAGCTCGCTCCCCACGACCACTTCCTTGCCGTGATGAACGTACTTCTCGTATTCCATCTAACTCTCCTTTCTATTAACCTCTTACTTATAGTTGAAACCAGCGACAACAGTATTCCCCCGCTTGTAAAAGTGGCTGAAAAGGCCGTATCTGACCATATCGCAAGCGTGGTCACGCTCCTTCACGGGCTTATCCTCCCCTTTCCGCTGTGCTTTCTCGTCCCAGATGTAGCCTTGGAGCTCTTCCTGCGTCATGATGCACTTCGTATCCATCTTGAAGAGGTCATTTCTGAGCATGTCGCCCACGAAACGTATCCCATCAATGACTGCGTTCTTCGCCTCACAGACGTAGATGCCCCTTTTCTTGACCTCAGTGATGAAGGAGAGCGCCGAGGGGTCGATGTAGACCGCGATTTTCCCCCTCAGTGGGCCGATGAAGTCGAGAAGGTCATCTGCATACTCGCTATCAGTCTTCTGCCTACCCGTCTTCCTGCCATCGTAGTAATACTCCTTCAACAGGTATACGGGCGGGGCATCCCCACGGTGCGCGAAAAGGCCGAATACCGTGGCATTGGCTGTCCCATAATCGATGGCAACGAAGTACTTGATGGGCTTCTGTGCTGGCATACCGACCAATTTCCGCGCGGGATTCTGGTTGGTGAGCCCATCGATGTTCACTGGGAGAGCTTGGGTTACGTCAATCACATGGCGTGATGTATCAAACATATCGTAGATAGCGCCCTCAGCCTGAACCCACAGCCCTTCGATGAAGCGCTTGTACCATAGTCCGGTGTACTCCTTCTTCAGGTTGGCGACGTAGCGCGGGTCGAGCGCCGGGTTATCGGGGAGCGTGAAGTGGAAGACGCTGATATCCAAATCCCCAGTCCGGTCGATGTAGTCCTTCTTCAGGTAGTGGTAGGGCGAATCGGGGTTTGTCGTTCCGAAGAACTTCGCGCCCCGGACTGATAGACGCGACAGCAGCATCGTCCAGAAGCTCTCCGGCCAGAGGGAAACCTCATCGCCGTAAGCGCCCGCCATCGTGCGCCCCCGAATCTTGTCCTGCGCACGCTCATCGTTCGCGCCAATTACCTCAATCATCATGTCCTTGAAGTAGAATTCCCCAGTTCCCCGGTTAAACTTGCACACGCCGGGGAAGAAATCCATGATGGGGTCGAGGATGTTCCGCTGGATACTTGTCTGCGTCTTCCCTATCATGGCGAACGTGCCGCCCTGGGGAGGATTGTTCCGCAGGAACTCAAGCCACCTAAAGATACTAGCTATCGTCTTCCCGCTCCGTACCGCGCCCTCCCAGATGTTGATGCGCGATGTACTCTGGACGATGCTCATCAACTGCTTCTCCGATAGGTTCTCAAAAGGGAAGCCAGCCATTACGACTCCTTGCAGCTATCCAAGACTTCGCTCTCCTGTAGCTCCAAGCCTCCGCGCTCAATCCTGTCCCTGTCATACGCATGCTCAAGGTCATCCGGGTTTGTCTGGCTGGGAAGCTCATCGACTAACCCGCCATCGATACCCTCCTCATTCTCCACGGGTAGCTCCTCATAATCGTCAATGTCATCTGAGGCTTCTATCTCATCCGTTTTGTGCGCAATCCCCTTCTCGCCGCGCATCTTCTCGATAGCCTGCGTGAATTTATCAAACGCATCCTTCTCGTCGTCCCAATTTATCTTGTCCATCCCCAGCGCAACGCGCTCGCCATCGACAGCATTCTTAATCGTCTGGGACAGGACGTTCAGTTGGTAAATCTCCCTGTTGATATTCGACCTACTCGCCGCAGGGAGCTTAGAGTTCTTCTCAACCTCCTGCACAAACTTCAAGCCAAGCTGCTGGATGTAACGGAACAGCTTATAGTGGTTGCCAATAGCCTGTTTCGCCAACGTCTTGTACGTCGCCCCCAGGTCATCGGTAATCTCCGTACGCGCCTTGTTGATTGCCTCCTTGTTCAGGCTGCCGTGCTCAAGCCAGCCATACTTCTTAGCTCTATTGCATATCGTCGCCGGATTTATCCCATACTCGCGTGCCAAACCACGTACAGAATCCCCCTTCTCATACCGGCCTTGGATGATGAGCCAGATATGGTTGTTCAACCGCTGCATCTTGCTGGTGCCTGCCATTTATTTGTTTTCCTCCCGTTTACGCCCCAAAACAAAAGGGTTGCCAAATGGTAACTGGCAACCCTTCCCTTCTTAGCAACGTTTTTTCAATCACCTATAACAATTATACGATTGTCACCGAACTGACTTAGTTCAACTACCCGCAAACTGCCGCAATTCAAAACACTTGTCCTACTGTTAGGCAACATTTATGCGTTGCCTTTTTGTCTGGTTTTTACTACCGTAGATGGACTGGGATGATGCGAGGGAGAACAAAGATAGACGAAGAACAGACTACGACGAATGGGGTCAGACTGGTTATTTTCTCGGCACGACGAAGACTGCCGGGGCTTCAAGTTGCTGGACTGCCAGTGGCGAGGATATTCATGCAATAGTTCATATATCCGACTTATTGAATGTATAGGGAAAAGGAAAGGGAAGCTCCAATGAGCTTCCCTTAATGATTACTTTTTCAGCTTGCTTGCGATATCTGCGGGGAAAATTTCGGGGAGCGTGGATTTACTTGCATTCACTACACGCTTGCACTCCGTGCACATCCATACATCATGCACATTAGAATCCACTTGTATCATCACACGATTCCAGCGTGTGCGCGTACGCTCTGAAAGCTTGGGAGCAATCTCTTTAAGCTTTTGCAATCCCGCTTTGCTTCCCATTGTAAAGATTGTATCAAGCTCGCTTTCATTCATCCCTTGTGCTTTTGCAGTACAATACACGCAATTATCTTCTAACCCCTTTTTTACTGATACGATTTTAATCTCTTTGATTTTTTCATTTTGCTTCCGATTCTTTGCGCTCATGATAATCCCCTTTCGCTGCTGAATTTCGATGCAATGCATCGTATGTGATATGGAGGATTATATCAAGCACTTCATAGATTGCAAGCGAATATTTCACTTTTTTGATTTTATCCGAAAATATTTCTATTCAGTGCTGAATGTATCTAAAATCCCCTGTAATCCATTTCAAGGGAAAGGAAAGGGGATACACGAATAAGGAAAGAAAATCGATTCTAGGGGATTCTAGGGGGATTCTATGCTATGATTTGGGATAGCATCACGCTACACTATCCCATGCAATAGCATGCAGGATATTATGGGATTCTAATGAGATATCGAGATAGTATCATTAGAGCATCCTAATATGTGTATCCTCTAATGATATCTCTTTAATTAGCATCCTCTAATATTCCTTCCCTTCTATATTCGGATTCCTGTATATATGGGATTCAATGTATATGAATTTCGAGAGCCCCTCATGTTCACCCGTCTACGCGCATGGCCATTCAGTTCGGGAGATGGACTTGGACGAAGACTAAGCCGGATTATCCCGCCGCCCAAACGTCGATGTCAGCACCAAAACGTCAACTCGGACGCACGCGCGGCCATTCTGTTCCTGAGATGACACAAAAAAGCTGGGATGCCGAAGCATCCCAGCGTGACTGCTTAATACACACTGCGAAGGGGCTTCATCGCCTCATCTTCCCTCTGCATCCGCTTGAGATGTTTCAACTCCTCGTCCAAAAGGAAGAGCGTGTAGGCTGTCGCGGTCGCTTCCGATTGCGTGATTATCACCGCCTCCACATCATCGATGAGCGCTTCCTCGTACTGCTGGAAGCGCTCATCGATGACGCTCTTGAGCGCTCTCATCGCCTTGACTCTCTTCTCGAAAAGCTCTTCCTCTTTCGTGGGCTTCTGCTTCTTCCTCGCTTTCAGATTCCTTGGCATATCCCTTCTCCCTTCCTGTGGATTCGCTCCGAAGAGCGTATATGAGAGATTCTATCAAGCAGTTGATTGATTGTCGAGATGCTATTACGCCCCCGCTGTCGCTTTATCACCTGACTTAAACTGCCATGCTGTCGCGCCGCAATCCTTATGACGTTGATGTTCTTGTCGCATCTGGTGGACGTTGACGTTCTCGTTGACTTGGTCTCGAAACAATACAGCCCCGGACGTCACGGCGCGGGCATGCGCGGCCATTCCATTCTGAACGTCAACTGTTGTGCACACGCGGCCAAACTGGGGAGCCTTTGAACTGTGCTCCCCAGTCTACTGCGCTCGACTCATCACCATTTAGCTGCAATGCCTGCGCTGAAATTCCACCCTACGGCTGAGACTTCCAGTGCTGCCGTAGACCACTGCCAATAGGGACGATACTCTTCGGGGAGCATATGCGTCACCAATACGTGACCCAGAGCGCTACCCAAACATATCAAATCCACCTTATCGGAATGGGGATGGGAGCCGAGGATGGGGTTATACTCTTGGAAGCGGTCGGGGTGACGTGCGATGTTCCGAGTCTGCATCCAATCGATTGCCAGCGCTCCGAGATACACACCCTCAAGGGCGTAATTCCCAGCAGTCCACTTATCCGCAGCCTCCGCGCTGCTCGCCATCATCACCAATATTAGAACTATCACCAATCGTTTCATTTCATTACCCTCATTGTCTTCCTGAGCTCTACATTCTCGTAGCCATCCCTTCTGAGCTTATTTGCCACCATCTCAGCCCGGAGCTCCGTGAAGTAGCAGTTGTAGTAGCGCCCATCAATCAGAACCTCATACATCTTTCACCTCCTTGGGGAATCTCGATAAGGAACCATCTGCCGCCATGCTTCCCTCGGACTGGGAAGTAGTGCTCGCCGATACACTCCTGCTTCCCCACCTCTCCGCACACAGGACAGGGCTGACACTTGCACATCGTCCTATCTTCCCCGCACAGTTCGCACTCCTCGTAATCGTCGTATCCGCTCATGACTGCCTCCTCTTAGCCCGGTCCTTTTCGACCCGGTTCTCGCCTATTACGAGTGCGATGCAGTAGCCCAAGATGATGATTCCGCCCAGCGTGACTGCTTCCATGACTTCCTCCCCTTTGCTCTTTCGAGCATATCGTGATATGTGAGGATAGTATATCAAGTAGTTAATAGAATGGCTAGATGCTATTCAACGCAGTACGTCACTTTTCGACTGGGATGACTTAAAGTGACAGCCTCGCGCGCGCGTTTATAATCTCTTATAGAAGTTTTGCCCAATCGTATAATTCGAATAGGGATGAGAATTGGACGATGGGCCGCGACCGCAGGGAGCGCCTTTCAACATAGCTATACCTAGCTTCTGGTAGCTTCAGTCTGCTAGTCATAGCTAATTGACGCGCCCAGAAGTCCGTCTAGTGACCTAGATTAAGAACAATCCCACCACATTCCCAGCCTACGCAACACTCTCCAATGTAGCGAATGTTTATGTTTGTTTACCTACTTGTCACAGCATTTCAGTCAGAATTGGCTCCGCCCAGAACTCTGAAGAAGCGCCTGCCGCCATAACATTGATGCCTTGTGAAACATTTTATCAAAACTTCGACGTCATCTCGCTAGGGGTCTAACCATTGCCAAAGCCTTGACTAGAGCGAATTCCTAAAAAACCGCCTGTGAAACATTTTTCGTGTTTTTCTATCAAAACTCACCTCCCGGAGCCGGACGTCACAGTTGCGTCACGTTCGCGCGGCCATTCAGTCCCAATCATAAACCGGCAGACGTTGACGTCCACAGTTGCCGTCCCGTAGACGCAGCCATTCAGTCTCCAAACTCCCGGCTCCGTATTTGACATCTGAGGCGCTTTGGCTCTCTACTAAGGCGAGGATTAGGGTTTCCTGCTTAAAGTCGATTCTAGGGGCCATAGCGTTCGCGGAATAGCCATCCCAGACCCAAGAAAAAGGGCGGGAATGAAGCTCCCACCCTCAGTGACCTACTGGGATGTGTGGATGCTACTCGGCAGCGGGCTCCTCCTCGGTCTCATCGACCTTAGTGAACAGCTCCTTCATCGCCGCATCGGACGGGAGCGTACTCTTGCCCGTGGGGACTGCCCTGCCGCAGCACGTGCAGCGCCAGAACTCGTGATGCGTTTCCCCTTCCCGCACCTCGACGCGATTCCACCGCGTAGCGACGCGGGATTCGAGCTTCGGGGCAATCTCGCGGACCTTCGCGAGTGCTGCCTTTGCGGTGAGCTTCAGGAAATCGCCCTCAAGACCGAGAGCCTTCCGTGTGCATTCGACGCACACATCGCGGAGCCCCTTCTTGCTCTTGACGAGCTCGACCTTTGCTGCCTCTTCCTTCTTGACTTGATTTTTTTCCATGACCTGCTCCTTTCGTGAATCCTCGTGAAGTGATTTACTATGATGCTATTCTATCAAGTAGTTGATATAATGTCACTCGCTATTACACCGCTAGCGTCATTATCTTGCCTAGGAGTTGACTTGGCTTGATTGACTGGGAAGCTGACGGGACTCTAGCGTTGCTGGTTGTGGCCAGCCGCCTCAACGTTGATGTCCTGTCCTTGTCTTGTCCTGCGACCGTGACGTCCATTGTTAGTCCTGAAGGACGCGCTCCTAGTCACTCCCGTCAGTTGGCGGACGTTTACCCGTCAACGCGCATGGCCATTCTCGTTTCCACCTAGACGTTGCCGTTGACGCACATGGCCATTCAGTTGGGTGACATGCGGGAGAGGACGGGAGGGGCTGGGTGGACTGGAAAGAGTGACACGCCCAGTCCCCTGGTTTATGGCTATTGGTCCCCCCGGTTTATGGCCGGTTTATGGCTGGTTTATAGCTATCAGTCCCCTTTATAGCTATCAGTCCCCCGGCTCTACACAGTTCTATGGCTATCAGTTGGTTTGTCAGTCAGTTGGCTTATGAATAGTTCAGTCAGTTGTGTGTTACTTCTCTTCTTATCAGTGTTCTTCTATACGTTCTACTAGGGAACTGGGATGCTCTATGACGTAATTTCAGGGCTTTACGATATTCCCAGTTTCTTCCTTCTTTTCCCTTAGTCTTCTTGTTCTTTTAGTCTTTTGGGATTTGTTTAGTCTGGCGGGATTTTGTTCATCTAAACGGGGTTGTTTGGATTGGTGTGTTTAGTGGTGGTTTTGGTGAACGAATATAAACAGATGGTAAACAGTTGGGTGTTGTGATGAATTGTGGCTTAGTAGCCGCTTTCTTTGGCCATCTGTTTGTAGGCTTCGATGACTGCATTTATCTCTGCCTCTTTTTCCGGGTTTTCTTTGGTGGGCTTGTGCTGCTGTGATTGAATGGCATTAAGACTGGCGTTAAGCCTATCCTCAAGGTACTTGATGTGCCGGCCTTGTATTTCCATCTCCCAGTCCTTTCGTAAAAGGGCATTGTTGGCTGCTTTAAGGAGCTCCTGTTGTTTGTGGATTTCCTCGTCTCTGGCTCTGATGGCATCTTGGTAACTATCATCCCGAGCATCTGCGAACGCCTTTATTTTTTCGGCGTGGTCTTTTATTTTTTCGTTCTCTGACTGGGCCTCTTGGAGCTCAGTTTCTAATTCACAGAGCCTTTGGAGGATTCTGTCGAGTGATTTGGGTAGGCTGTGGGGAAGCAGGAGCACTTTGGTTGCGTAGTCTATTGCCCTCTGTATTGAGGTGATATCATCTTGGGTCATTGCACTATCTCCTGTTGGGCCGCATCATCCAGCGACACTCTCCATTCTTGCAAAAGTAGGCTGCACGCTCCCAGTTCGCCGCGTAAAGCTTCACCCTTTTATCCCTGATGTTCTTCTTGGAGAGATTGGCTTCCATCTCGGCTGGGATGAGCATGGTGACATCTACCATTATCTCTACGCTACTGCCACACTTGGGGCATTCCATTACTTCGCCTCCTTCAGGTACTCGTAGATTGCGTCTGCGAAATAAAGTCCTCCCGCAAGCACATAGGCCGTGTGACTTTCTGGGTGTGGTCATATCTACTTCATGCCAACACTCACCCATTGCCTCAGTAATGAATTTATCACGTTCGAGATTTGCCACTATAACTCTCCCTACACTGCCAGACGCCATTTGGCGTTGGATACAATGGCCTCTAGTGAGTCTTGCTTCTTCGGCATTGGATTCTTGTCCCTGCACTCCCCAGCTTCTATCGGCTCGAAGTGCTCTGGGGCTATCCAGAAACTTACTTTCCGACTATCTATAGCATTGTAAGTGTCATCGCTAGGGTCATAGTTGATGAGCTCTACCACTTCGCCGATATCAAAGCCATGCCCACACCTTCCATAATTGCCACTGAGAATTATCCTGACTTTATCGCCCACTTGGGGCTTCTTCACCTCAATCGCCTCGCAGCAGTTGTCATCGATAATCCACGAATCTCTGACATCAAGGTACTCTGCATGGTAGTATGGCGACCCGTCATCCTCCTTGACCCTGACCTTGACGATTCTTACCTCTTCGCCCACCTCAAATTCATGACCTTCGCCAAATCCCGTGGCGTGCTTGCCACCTACCGTGATACGGACGATATCGCCGACTTTGTGCCTCATGCCTCAGACCATCCTTTCCGGAGATAGCTTTGCCTAACGATGCCTTTCGCGAAGAAGGGATAGATGAGCCAACTGATGCCAAACGTGAAGATTGCAAGGAGGAAGCTGACCACAGCATGCGTCCAGATACCCTTGCTGGCGAAGTAGAGCGTGCCGAAGAGCAGACAGCATAGAAAGGGCGGCGTATTGACCTCTTCAACGTAACCATTCTGCGGGTTCTTGAAGCGCATCTTTGTTCCCACATCCTTCGTCAGAGTTTCCTTGAGTCCCATTGTTAATCCTCATTCCCATTTAGTTCTTGATTCGTCACAATGATGGCATCCCCGGCAATGTAGTCATTCGGGAAGCATCCAGTCTTCGTCCGGAGCAGTATCGTCGCTTTCGGGTTCACAGGGCTGAGTTATGTTAACTATGGCTATCATCACGGCACCCCGTCGCTTTTATAAACCGGCTTGGCACTGGTTACGGTTATGCCAATGACTTGCCGGTCATCATCCTTTGAGGCTGAACGGGCCTCATTGATTTCCAGCTTGTATTTAAGATCGTGCTGGTATGCACCCATCAGGTGATTGTTTAACTGTTGCTGAAGACTTGATAATTGATTGATGTACTCTTCTTTGCTCACTGTACCTCCCGTATAACCAGCGTTACGACCTGCCGGAGCAGGTCAAACGCATGGCCGTTATCTTCTTTCTTCTGGAAACAGCCCGTTTTCATCCAGATCAATAGAACATTCCGAACAACAATGCTGATTTATTCCCAACAGAGTGACCGGCCCGAATGTCACCCATTTATCACCTTTTCCGCTGCCGTGGATAATTTGCCGAGCGCAGCAATCACAGGTTAATCGATTTCCCTCTTTCAAAATTGCCTCCGAAGATAACAATTCGCCGGAGCGGTCAAGCCGCTCACCTTAGTAACCGTTATCCCTACAACGTATCCAGTAGGGCGTGGATTGCGTCAATTGCGACTGCCTTATCTTTGGTCGACGCATCGCCAGACATCCGTATCATTGCCTCCATTTGTTCCAACTCCTCTTTGCCGTCAACCCCCACCAACCCGACCAGGGCGGAGCGGAGTTTTGCAATCGTTGTTTCGGCAGCGCGGAGTGGGTGCTTTTCGCAGACTTTGATATGGTCGGTTAGAACTTGCGAGCCGTGCGGAGGTGTCCCCTCGGGATAGGCCATACCACAGTAAACACAGGTCAGAGTGTTGCTCATAATCTCAATTCCTCCCTGCGGGCCACCCAAAAGGGATAACCCGCCTATCGACCGGAACATAAAGCCGTCCGGTCATCGGCTGGCCATTGTATCACTCTGGTTTTGTCGTCGGTGGTGCCGGAAGAGGCATCCAATGTGTGACAACATCCGCGCATGGCCCCCACTCGCTACCAGTTGGCCCGCTGTAAAGTTGCATGAAATCCGCTTTTACTGCTTCTGACCAACCCCAAGTTTTACGCTCAGCGTCAGAGATGAAATGATAGCTGGCTTGACTGACTCTATAACCTTGACCGGGATTGCATTCCTCATAAATAGAGTCGAACTCGGCTATCAATATCTGCACTCCGTATCGGCCCTCTGGTATCTCAGGTAGACGGTCGTTGACGCTTATCCATTCCATATCAACAGTCCTTTCGTGATATAACCCGCCTATAGACGCCGACTCCGCTTCGCTGCGCGGGTCATCGGCTAACCGTTATAATCAGATGAAGTCCTCGTTCCGTTCGAGCTCCTCATCATCCTCCACGGTAGCGAAGGCATCTTACACTGTCTTGAAGCGGCCAGCAACCCTTCCATTCCTGCGAAGGATGTAGCCATCACTCACCACTGAACAAACGCTTCTCATCTTAGAACTCCACTATTATAAATGACCGCCACGACGAGAAAGTTTATTATGCTTATGATGGCAAATACAAAAGCTGACAAATTTCTTTTCACCCTCACGCATAATATCGCATTAAGCATCCATAAGATGCCAACAACAAAAAAAAATACGCTTGCTATACCCATGCCATCACCTCCATTTTGGATATGCGGGACTGATTTACAGTCCCGCATAGAAACGCCCATTAGATGTGGCAGTCGACGACCGTGAGGCGGGCATCATCGGGGAGTTCATCGATGAGCTTGGCGAACTGGGAATTCCAGTCATCCTTGTCCTTCTCATTGGCGACGCAACACCACCATCCCATCTCGCCCCGCTCGTACCATTTGCCATCCTTGAGGATTGCGAATGTGCAGACTGCGCCATCGCGGGCTGTCTGGATGAATTTCTCGCGTGGGACGAGATAATCGCTGATGTCGGCGAAATAGCCGACAGTATCGGAGCACCCTTTGAACGCCACTGCGAGGGGCTGCTCATTGTAGAACTTCTGTGCTGCATCGATATCGCCGGGGAACATCTCATCCCTCGCCTTATCCCACGTGACGAAATCCTCGCGGGGGATGCCAGAAAGCTTCGCATCAACGGCATCCCAGCGGGACCCGGCCTCTTCGCCCGCCGCATCGCGCATAGCTTCGAAGTCGATGTCACCCTTGAGTGCCGAATCAGCATATCCGGGCTTCGCACGTTCGGTCATGATTCCAGCCGAGTCAACTTCACCTTTGGCACCCTCTTTAAGCTTGAAAACCCCAGTCCAGCGACCCCCGACTGTGTACCAGTCCCACTTACTGTTGGGGTTCTCCCAATAGCCGTACTTCCCGGTCTTCTCATCAAGCCTGTAGCCGGCGTACTCGGTCATGTACTTGTCGAAGGTGGGGTAAATCTCCTTGACCGGGACTTCAATAAGCTCGAAATCATCAAAGCCGATGTGGAGATACAACTCGCCGCCATCACAATACTTATGTCTGGGGAACTTCATGCTCCGCTCAAAATATGGTAGGGAGTTGAACTCCACAACCTCCTCGGGAGCAGCGACGCGATAGAAGATGTCCTCACCACCCTCATAAAGGTCTTCATCGCCCACCCGCTTATAGCGAGTTTCCGTATCATTCTCGTACCGTTCGCGATATTCCGGCTCAACATCATTGAACTCCATGAACTTCTCGGGACAATCGCCCATGTTGTTCTCTTGGAATGGCGCGAGTTGCTTCTTGATGTCTTCTCCGATTACCAAAACTGTGAAATGTGACATTACTCTCTCCTTTGTCGCGAATAAAGTTGGGACTGGGAGGAGCACTCCCAGTCCATTCGATTAAACCCTTACTTTCCTCCGAACCACGAGAGCCCGGAAGTGTGTGATGCCGATGCGCTCATTGCGCTCGTAGAACTCCTTCAAGTCCTTGAGTGCGAGCCAGAATTTTGACCATTGGGAAAACTTCTTCATCGGGGAGCCGGGAAATTGTACCATTACCAGATAGCGAGTCTTCCTGCGTGCCATAGCGTATCTCCTTCGTGATGCCTCGTGATGTACTTCATGATTCATTCTATCAAGTAGTTACTTCACTGTCACGAACGATTCGACACTTTAGGCTTAATTCTCGCCCGCTGCGATGGCTATCTCCTCATCAATCTCGTACATGAGCTGGTCGATGTCATTCTTGGAGAGCTTGCTCAAGCCGACCTTCTCCATAATGGAGATAAAGATTAACGTGGTTTTGCCAGAGAGAATCTTGAGTGTTTCTCGACCCTCCTCACAGGCGCTTCCAGTCTGCTCCAATTCCGCCGATACGGCTGATATCGTCTTGAGTAGCATGATGTTGAGCTCGACTGCCGAGATAAATGCGGATACCAGCTCCGCATGCCCCGCAGTCTCCGCCAGCTTTCGGGCGACAATCTTAATCTTCTCGTCGTCCAGCGTCGTGATGCCCTTTTCTTCCGTCATGTCACCTCTCCTCTCGCGTTAGTTGGGGGTGTAGGAAGTTCCCAACTCCATGTCCGTTTCGTACATCGCCCGATGACCATCTTCATCGCTGACACCAAATGCTTCGAAGATTTTATTGGAGAAGAGGATGTTCCTCTTCTCGGTTGCGAGCTTCAGGCAATTGATGCCATTCTGCGAAACTGCCCCATCCACCTCAAGCTCTGCTGACGCAGTAGCCACCATATCCGAGTAGGCTACGGCGACTTCGACAGCTCCGAGGAGCGCTGCCTCCAACCCCTCGCGAGTGGCTGTCTTGGCGAGATTCTTCGCCAGTGTGGTAATGGCCTTCTGTGAGTCTGTTTGGTACATAACTTCTCCTCTCTGTTGTTATTCGTCACCAGTGACGATGCGATTGATGAGATGTTGGATATCCGAGATGTCGTCGTAGTACCAGACATCAACCAGAAGCTTTACCAGCGCTGGGAACGTGCCTCGGAGCATCCAGAGCGTAGCGCCCTCGATGAGCTCGACGCCGTAGCTTGCCGCGAACTCCACGAACTCCGGGTCATCACAGCCCTGCGCCCAATCCTTTTCGATGTAGAGATGACACCTCTGAGCTGACTGACTGTACCCTTTGTAGGGTGATTTTATCGACTCCATGTGATATCTCCCTCCCCATGCCCTTAGTGCTCATCCTTCCATGATGATACTCTATCAAGTAGTTGATAGAATGTCACGGATTATTTGACACTAGATGCGCTTTCCCGCCCAAGTGATAGTCGTATAGGGCTTTCACTCCAAAAATCGCTCCTAGGCCCCGTAGCGTTCGCGGAGTCGATGGTTCTGGCGTGGGCGTAGCGCCACGATGTCGGACGCTCAAGACTCATCGACAACTTTGATGCGCTCGGCGTGCTCAATGACATCGAGAACACGATAACGTGTATTGCCGATATTTCCTCTGTAGACGTCGCCATGCTCATAGAGCGCGATGGCTTTAAGCAGTTGAGGGAGCGTTCCCCTGAGACGAAGCATTTTGTGATGATTGGGGCTTGGGCCCAAATCCTCGACCTTTACGCCCAGCGCATAAACATCGCGCAAAAACTCATCGAAAAGCGAATCCTCAACACACTCAAGTTCTATCTCAAACATCATTGCCAGCCTCCTTATGTTACTATCGCACTCAGTAGAGTCGCGTGACGCCGCACTTCTTGCAGGTCCGCTTGACCAAGCCCTCGATGTGGGACTCCTCAATCTCGCCGCCACAGGAACACTTCGTCCGATGCAGGTCGATGCAACCCTCATGCTTCGCGTAACCCCAGACCCTACGATTTCTTTTCATCATCTTGTCTCTCATTGTCTTTCTCCTCTGTTTTCGTGAAAGTTTTGAATGCTGCGTCAAGTGCTTTGACAACCATCTTCAGAAAGAATCCAGCTACAATCACAACCCAGAATACGATGATGAACAGCACTTTGAAGGGGTCCAATTAGAAGCCCCCTTCGTAGTCGCACTCATCATCGGAGGCACTCAGGAATTTGTTCATCGCACGCTGGATGCCTTTGCGAGCCTCCCGCTCAAGCTTCGCTGTCTCCCGCTCCGCAGCCCTTCTTGCATCGCGATATGGCTTGAGGATACGTTCCGACGATGCCTTGATGTATTTCAGCCGCTCTTCTTTCGTCATGCTCATAACGCCCTCCATCGTGAATCTTCGTGATGTGTAATGCTTATGAGAGAATTATATCAAGTAGTTACTTAATGGTCACGCACGATTAAGCCGCTTCGTCACTTTCCAGCCGCTTGCCCAGATAGTAGATGCCATCGAGAGTCTCCACAGCCTCACAGGTGACATCATCCTCCGCCATGATGACGCCAACAATAGGCTCCGACCTGATGAACTGTCCATTCTTGATGAACCCCTCGCTATCATCGTAGCCATTGCCGCAAATCCTCGCCCCATCAGTTCGCCAATTCTCAAGCCTGATTGTTCGTGGCATACTCACCTCACTCCGAGTCTGGGAATTCGATAGGTTTATAGATGTTCAAAAACACCTCTTCCTTCATTGACTCATTTGTAAAGATGTTCAAAAACACCTCTTCCTTCATTGACTCATTTGTAAAGATGCGTCTGGGAACTATCTCGTAAAGCACCCAGCCATCTTTCACATCTTTGACGCGAGCTATAACTTCAGGCCCTGCGAATGGATTGCCCTCTTCGCCAGAGCGAATGAGCCTATACTTTCCGCCCACAACAACACTTTTTACAGGAGTGTCCTGAAATATAATGTCTCTAAGTCGTTTAAGCGGATTCATACTCGCACCACCCCCAAGATGACAGCCATTGCCGCCATCGCCACAATGACTGCAATTACGAAGCCTAATCCAGATACGCTTCTACTTGCACAGACAACTCCGGCAAAAATCCAAACTCCTGCGATTGCGATGCCAGCACCTATCGTCATTTCAAGCCTCCTTGATTATCTCGAAGTTCTCGCGCTTGCCAATGCAGATGCGCGGGATTCTCTTGTCGCCATTGTGGTCGCTTATCCAATAATCACCATTGGAATCGGCGGGGTCATCATTCGTGTTGTAGAAACAACTCCTGCAAAGCGTCCCCTCCAAGCCACCAAACGTGAAGGAGGGGCTTGAGCGCTGGGCAATAAATCTCACCCTATCGCCGAGTTGTGGAGTTATCTTTGGAGTTCTCTCCACGCTGTCAGATGTCACGCTGTCAGATGTCACGCTGTCAGATGTCACGCTGTCATCGGCTAATCGCCACTTTGCAGTCATCGCTCACCTCCGCTTTGTAGAAGCGTCAAGGGCAATCCAGCGCCACACTTGTCCACAGTGCTCGCACTTGAAGCCGCCCTTGAGGTACTCCCCATCGCCCCTCGGGGCGATGGAGCCACACTTGTCGCAGATATCGTAGTGACGATACCGACACTTTCCTTCCGATTTGCCACACTTGGGGCAGATAGTATCACTCATGTCACACTCCTATTGAATGCCGGAAAGGTCGATGGGAGTCCAGGGCGCAACGTACTCCTCGATGCTGAGGAGGCGGAAGTTGGGGTCGGGCGCTGTGGCATGCCTGAAGCAGAACATGCCGTACTGCTCTGCTGAGATGATGAAGGTGAGGTCCCTGCCGAATTCAATATCATGCTGATACTGCTCCGAATCGACAATATCCTTCGCGTCCTTGAGTCCCAGTTGCGCAAGCTGCCGCAAGAACTTGATGTGGGGGATTTTGCCAGCTTCTACGGTGATATTCCTGAACGTAACCTTGAACTTCTTCATTGTTGCCCTCCTGATTGATTTGACCACAGATTAATGTGGGAATGAAGCCTCTGCCGTATACGACAAGAAAAGCGGGAGCTTACGCCCCCGCAACCTCAAGGATTGCTGCCGCAAGTGCAGCCGCGTGATTCGCATCGACGCCACGGAAGGGAGCGTGATTGACTTCCCCATTGGAGCGCCGGATGAGCGCTCCGACCTTGACCTTCGGAGCGCCGTCATCGTAGCTGTACTTCTCGACGACAAGCGTAGTGCTCTCGCTCACGTTGACATCCTTTGTGCAGATAGTTTTGTGAAGTTTTGCATCCCATGCCATGATTTCTTCCTCCCTCATGTATGATTTACTTACGAGATGATTCTATCAAGTAGTTACTTAATTGTCACGAATAAAAGAACATCATTTGTCACTTTGAGACGAAGCTCACTTCCAGCCCTCTTTCACCGCGTCGTGCATCCATTGCGGGGCGTCACTCTTCCAATCCGTGAAGCCACAACATGCAAGTTGCGCCTTTGCCCAAATCGGTATCTCTTCCGTAAACAAAACCTTTGGTGGCAGCGGGACGCCCAAATTTTCTTAGCTGAACGCCAATTTCTCATATCATGTGCCCATATTTTACGCAGCATTTTTACAGTTTTGCCCCTCAAATCACAACTCCAATTATGGTATGAAAATTAATCATGAAGACCCTCCTCTCTCAACTTCTCAATCAGACTGGGAATGGGCGTGATATTGTTGATGGCATGGAAGACATCCCAGACATCCTCATCAGCACCGGCAGGAACGCCAGTGGCATCGAGGTGGGGCAGAATCAGCATGAACGAGGCAGTAATCAACTCGGCTATGTTTTCGCTCAACTCTTCCATATCATTCGCTCCTCTTGTTCCATCCCGTCTTTTCTGCCGCAATCTCGGTACAGACAAAAACAGCCTTGTCGGTAGTGTAAACCCATGGCCCTTGCGCCCCACATGATGGGCAGTAAATATACGTAGGCCAACCCTCACGGTCTTTTGTACCCCTGCCAATGCCAAATTCTTTTTCATTTCCGCAAAATGGACATGGTTTTATCATTGGTTATGACTCCGATGAGTAGCCATCTCTAGCCCACCCACTCCCCTTGAGGATGATGCCGGATGTAAGGGCCACCCCACGCTTCATCCCCTTGCCACACTTCCCGCACTCGACTGGGGAATCCGCATTGCTGAACTTCCGAAACTCCTCGACCTCATTGCCACACTCACATTGATATACGTAGATTGGCACTTCGTAGCTCCTTCCGAGCAACAACCAGACTTTCAAAGCCGTCTGCGCTACGCTTGCAGTTTAATTCAACGAGTTATGATACTTGCCTATGGCTCGATTACCTGCGCTACAGCATCCATAGCGTCGAGCAATCCATAGTCACTGTAGAAACTTTCCGCATCGTGCTCAACGCCGTCAGCATCGCGGAAAAAACGAACATCCCTAATGTGTGTGACTTGGAGTTTGCCCACTACGCCAATTCGCATCATTCCTGTTTCAGCTTCAATGTCATTTACAGGCCATTCGTCACCGCCATAGAAATGGGCAATGAAAGGCTGCGGCAGGCTGTTTATATGGTCCATCCTTAGTAAATCCACGGTACCCCCCTCTATAGCCCGAACGCATAACCAAACGTTCGAGCCGTTGTGCGGCTCAACTCAAGCCGTTATAATCATCTTGGCTTATGGCCTGTCGGCCAGGGCTTCGCGGGCTATGTCCTGCATCATGACTGCCTGCTGATAGACATGCCCCGGCTCAAGAGTCCCCCGCGCAATCTTCTGCAAAGCCGCTCTCAGCCGGTCGCAATCGCTTGTCCCGTCGTTGTTCAGGAAGCATTTTGCTCCACGGCTTTTCCTGGCCTCCCTTGCTCTATGTATCTCATCGCAGATAGCGCAGTCGCAGGGCTGGTCGTGCTGTGCCAGCATCATGTTTTCAATGTCCCAAGGGTATTCACTCACGGTTCGCCCCGCATTTCCTGGAAAATACCGGCTGCTGCGGCAAACCACGCATTTTTGACGGCTCCCGGTAGGCTCTCCCAGATAGGCAGCGGATCGCCTGTTACGGCGCTTTTGCAGCCAGTGTATCCACAATATGCTTCGTAGCCTCGACGTGCGGCCCTCATGATTCGTTCCTGTCTCTCTGATAGTTCCATCGGTTCCTCCGGGTAGTTCACTATCTTAGCAGCTTCTTCCCGCTTATATCGCACAACAGCATCAGCCGCCAAGCGAAGACATTTCTCCAAGCCATCCTCCCGATTGTGCTTAAACCGCGTGATGACTTGACGATTGATTCTTACCTCGTAATCCTGCTCGCCCGTAGGCTTCGGCTCTTGGGAAACATTCACTATCGCAATCATTCCCCATCCCTCGCCCACTCAACCACTTCGGCACGAAAGGCATTCGGGAATTCAAGTCGCCATCTCCCCTCCCTAACCTCGGGGAAGATTTCCGCCACAGCAGTCCAGAGAATGTAGTGAGCCTCCTTATCCTGTCTTGCGGGAAGACCATAATATTCATCACTGAGTCTCCGGATTTCACGAACTCTCTCGGCAGGAATCTCAAGTCTCCTCAGCTCCCTCTTGGGAGCCTCTTCCTTCTTCCAAAACTTCCATTTCATGATTTAACACTCCTCTCTTTGTTTCCTATTCTGGGTGGTGGTTTTTGAATTCCCTATCCTTGAGGATGTTGATGACCTCTTCCACGTTGATGGGCGAGTAGTACATGCCGGGGGCATCCACCCCAACATCCATGCTTCTACCCCAAAGTCCGTATTGAGCATCGAGCATCCCGTGACTGTGGCCGTGGAGATGGAAGCTGCCGAAGTGTGACCTGGGCCATACGCGGTGTGCGTAGTGCGAGAGCCAGAATGTGTGCTCCCAGACTGTAAGCTGATACGCATCCTTGACCCAGATGAAGCCCTTTTCCCTAACATCTCTATAATCATGATTGCCCCGGATGAGGAAGTGCTGACCATTGAGCCGCCTGAGGAAGATTTCAGCATTGTTCCACGCAAAGTCGCCCAGATGATAAACCCTATCTCCGGACATCACGAATGAGTTGTGATTCTCAATTAGTTTCTCGTTCATCTCCTCGACGGAGCCGAAGGGACGATTCATGAGTCTGATTATCTTCGAGTGGCTGTAATGCTCGTCAGATGTAAACCAAACTGTATTCACGACAGAACCTCCTTGTTTATTGTCATTCCGAATAGCGCCACTTTGCTTTTTCGGCTATCTCCCTTAATCCCTCGGGAGCATCGGAAACGATACGCTTCACTGCGCAAATCGGTATTGGCATCTTAACGCCACGAACACGTATTTCGTAATCATTAAGCATCTCCACCTTCACGAGATTCCCGCACAGCGACTTCATATCGGGGGGGAAATAGGGTTGTGTGCCGGGAGTCACTATTCAGACATCATTATCGACGCCATACTCCTGCTCCAACTCATCCCACTCCTTGATGAGCACCGTATCTTGTGGCTTTATCTCCATTGTCGCTCCTTCCGCTTCATGATTATCGTGAAATCATTCTATCAAGCAGTTACTTAATTGTCGAGCAATAAGAAACTGCAATGGTTCATTTCCCACCACAATCCGCAAGCCACCGCCTGTACTCGCAGATGCCAATATGGTCATTGGAGCGGAACCTCCTGCGCATAAACTTCTTGATTTCCATAACCTCGGAACGAGACAACTCAAGAAGCGAGAAGTAGCGATGCTTGTCATCTGGAAAGAGGAACTCCCCAGTCGGGTCATGATAGATATCGCCGACCTTTAGGAAACAGTGCTCGACTGGGATGACACTATGCCAGTAGCCAAGAACGTAACGAACATCATCCCGACGCCGCAGTGCATCCATCGCCTCCCACGTATTGTGGTAGCAGGCTTTGGGATAAACATCATACATTATCCTGCGCCTGAGCGATGGCTCCATTAGCACTACGGAAACCTCCTTGACATCATCGGGGTTTCCGTAGCCAAGCGCCACCGATAGACGCACGCAGTCGAGGATATCATCCCCAGTCTTCCCGACCCTCTCTGCTATCTCGTGAATGTTCATTTGTGCATTCCTTGAATGGTGGCATCAACTCCAACAAGAGCTCCACGCCTTACCGCACACTCCCAATATCCTGCCCACAGGATGAATGTTTGCCCATGATATTCGCCATTATCCCTGCGCCGAATATCAAAGTGACATCGTATTGCGAAGTCCTCGAACTCATTTCGTAGCTCTTGAATGGTCATCTCCGCCTCACATATTCCAATCCAACATCTCGTAGCCATAGTATAAGCCTAACTCGACGTATTCCGGAATACCAACAACCCCATCTTCTTCATGTGGGTGGGGCAATCTCCTCTTCCCAACCGGGCAGAATGGATATTCCCCATTAGGTTCCCTGATGGCATACTCCCATTCGTCCTCTATCAATCGGTGCGGGCATGCCGTAATGACAAGCTCATGACCATCGGGGTAGTAGTAGTGCGCAACCTTGAATTCTCTCATGCTGCCACCTTTCCGTCCACTTCATTCTTGTCATCGCGGACTTTGATGAATGTCGGGAATCGGAGCTTCCCGCCGCTCGTTTCCTCCTGATAGGAGACTTCGATAATGCCGGGGAGCGCAGTTCTCCAAGCTCCACTGGTGTCGCGAAATGCGAACTCCTCCCGCTCTTGGTCGGTAAAACCACTTCCGACATTGACACGCTTACCCTTATACTCTACAACTAGAGCGCCAAGACGACCCTCATGCTTCCCTACACCTACGTACCAGTCTACAACCGGGAGGTCGAGGGTATGGAACTCCTTCACCTTACACCACTGGGATGAACGCTTATGCTCATATGTGCCGTATGCACTTTTAAGGACAAGACCCTCATATCCCTTAGCGATTACCGCATCCCGCAACTCGTGGATTGTTACGATGGAAACGTGGGTTGGTTGAGGTGTTGTTGTGAGGCCATAAACCTTCATAAAATCGTAGAGGAGGGCTTGCGTAAGGAGGGCAATCTTGCCATTTGTGGCAAAAATCTGGCGGCTGGAGCCCTTGAGTTTTGCAAAGCCATTGCAGAGATAGCGTAGTCTCCCGTAAAGGGAGGTCTCCATGCTGTATGGCGTCATGTTGAAGCAATCGAAAATCATGAACTGAAGCTTCCCATTGTCCACATTGTATTTCCGATGCACCTGCATCATGAGCTTCTGGAACTTCTTGTCCTCAGATATCACCTCGCCATCATATACAATGAATGCCGCATCCATCGCATCTGCCAGCTTCAAGAGGTCTTCGTTGAAGCAGTCGAAATTCCGAAACTGCTTCCAGTTGCGACTATAATAATGAACGGTGCGCTCGACAGCATCGACATACGCCGCACAACGAACACCATCAAGCTTGCAGCCAGCGATGATTTGATTGGCCGTATAGCGCTTGAGGAACTTCCCAAGGTCATCATCGCATGTCATGAGGTCTATTGCGGTGCTCACAGGGATGCCTCCATTTCTTCGAGCCTCTTCACCAGCGGGACAAGCTCATCCCACTGAGCCTTAGTCAGCATCCGGAGTGAGGCGAATATTGGATAGCCATTGATGGCTTCGGGAAGAGCGGCATCGTAATACTCGTAGACATGGATGACTTCATCATCCACCATCTTCTTCGCATCCTCCTCTGCTATGAATACGAGGGGCATGAAGATGGCTCTCAGCAATGCTTCATCCCCCTTCTGAATCTGCCACGACCCGAAGACCGCATTGCGATGGATATCCTTTGCAAGTTGCTTGAGGTCGGTCGTCTTCTCAGCCATCACTCTCCTCCTGCCGCTCTTTCGCATTATCAAAGATTTGCAAGAACTTATTGCCATCAATGTGAGTATCTACACATACCATTGTGTAGTCTTTGCCACGATAAACCCACTTCGGCAGGAACCGCTGGGTGTAGATTTCGTTGGAGTAGCCATCCTCCTTAGTTCCATCGAAGAGGTTCTTTTCTTCCCTGGCAAACTTAACCTCGTCGCCGGGGCCCTCCCCGGTCAGGTGCCAGTAATACTCTCTAGCATCGTCAATCGGAATCACTCGCCAATCTTCAACATAGCCAAAGTAGTCGAAAATCTCCTTCCGCAAAGCAAAGTATTGGTCAAGTATTTTCATTTTTGCCACCCTTCTCTGTCATTTCTTGTAGTTTCTCAATCACTCCCGGCTCCACAAAGACCATCGGGAAACCCACGGGAGCCTCGGTATTGAAGACCCGATTGAAAGCGGGACGCCGCAGATGGGCAATATTCCCTGTCCGATTGGCATCCTCCTGTTTGAGCATCTTGGCTCCTGCCGGAGCCGTAGCCTCCACCAGCGCGATGAAGCCATCATCAAAGAGCTTCTGGTGCTCCTCACACAAGCCCCATCCAGTAACCGTATGATGCTCGAACTTCTTGCACAGCCTCTTGTCGATGAGGAGGCTTCCCGTGTCATACTGCTTCCCGCAGACCTGACACACCATCTGCTCCAATGTGACGTATGATTTATCGCTCATGACTCACCACCCGTAGATTTCTGCATCTGGGAATGCCTTGCGCTTGATTTCCTCCCAAGCCTCCCAGCCGCGCTCATTGAGGAAATCCCCAAAGACCTTGGAGTTCCTCCCGTTCCAGCCAGCCCACTTATCGCCCATGATGCTCTGAAGGTCACTCCCCGTGAACGTGATGCTCTCGTCGAATTTCCCGTCATCATCCACAAAGAGGTCGGGGGCAATCTCGAAATAGAGCTTCTGCATGTCGTCAATTATCTCTTGGTCGGTCATCATTCCTCCTAGTGGTTGGTGGAGCAATTGGCTTCCGCTACAGCCCTTTGCTCCTCAAGCTTGCCAACAAAAGATGCCATCATTGCAAGTTTCTTGGCGATATCGCGCGGAACAACCATGTAATTGTAGCCCTCTTTGCCAATCAGGAGTGAGGCGGCGATGATGGGGTCAGGAGTTCTTTCGCGACCCGGAATGAAGAGTGATGTCAGGACTTGCGCACCGCCGCCAGAATCCTGAGACACGACAAAGCTCATAATGAAGGGGATGCTGTAGCGTTCGGCAATCTTGCCGAGGGCATCAACGTGGGACTCCATCTCGGAGCGGTAGATGCTCGTCATGTCATACGATTCGTGTTCAATCTTCTTAGTCTTCTCTTTCATTGTTCCCTCCGTGATGTTTTGTGTGCTGAAACGAAAAAAGGTGGGGTTGACCGAAGCCAACCCCACTCTCAGCTATTCAGTTTTGGCAGCAGCCTTCTTCACCTTGCGCGGCACTACGCGCCCACACACGGAGCAGACCCAGACCGCTACGCCACCACCATCAGTAGTGCTATACCACTTGACAATCTTCCCGCAGACTGCGCAGTTATCGTGCGCTGCCCGGATGATAGGAGTGCCGAACCCCGATTGCTCGGGAACCTTCTGTGCGGGAGCACGCGGCGTCTTCGGCTTCTCCTCTTTCGGAGTGGCAGCAGCCGGAGCGCCCACATCCTTCAGCTTCAACCCCCTCCCCTTCTTGGGAGTCTCTTCCTTCTTCGGCTCCTCTGCGGCTGCGGGTGCAGCAGAAGCCCCATCCGGAGTATCGCCGAGCGCTTCGGCGATTGCCGCATTGATTGCAGCCATATCCACTTCGGGAACTTCGTGCGCTACTTCAGACATTCTCCACTTGCCATTCTTCATTTTGACTCTCCTTTCGTGATTTCTCTTTATCAATCATCTTGATGGATTCACTATACATTAAGTAGTTACTTTAGTCAAAGTAATTATGACTGATTCTCGCTTTTTTCAACACTTGCATCCTTGGTGGGTGGTCCAATCGGCTTCTTGCGTCGCCCCACAATCATCGGTTTGCTTGGTGTGAACTTCTGCCACGTTTCGCCCCGCAGATAGCGGATAACGTAGCCATAGCTACAGCCGAAACGCTCTGCCAGCGCATCATAATCCTGCCCCAGCTCGTCAAGCGCTTTCTGGAACTCCACTGGGTCAATGAACTTCGACTGAATGTGCGTAGCGCCCTTCTTCTTCCCGCCCCGCCCCTTCATCGCCATATCAATCATGTTGAGACGATTGGAGCCGAGGAACAGATGATTCGGGTTGACGCACGGCGGATTATCACAAGAATGACAGACGAGCATCCCCTTCGGGATTGGTCCCTTGTAGTGCATATAAGAAAGGCGATGGGCGAGCCATTTCTCACCCTTCACCTTCACCAAGCCATATCCCTTGGGATTGCGCGTCCCTTGGAATTCCCAGCACCCCGTCTTCTCGTTGACAATGACTGGGAGTGTGCGTTCCCTCTTCTCCTCTGCCATCTCTTCTACTCCCTCGTCTTAATCGCAACCCATCCGGCGAAGTTCAGATTTCGCCAGAAGCAATCCACGTGACGGAAGCCAGCGCCCCGCAGAAGCTCCTCGTTCCAATGTGCCGTGACCGGGACGAGGACACCTTCGAGCGAGAGCCGCTTCCGGTCGATATCCTCCTGCGAATAGCCATTTGCCCGCTTTTTCTCGTAGTACGCATCCACCATCAGCGAATCCAACTCCGCCGTAGCGCCAAGAACCTTCTCGACCAGGATGAGTGCGCCACCCAACTCCATGTTGCGGTAGATGTCGAGCAGTATCCGCTGGCGATGCTCTATTGGCGTGAATTGAAGCGTCAGGATGCTCATGACGAGCGAAGAGCCCCGCCCCTCCCAGCCATTCATCGGATTGACCGGAAGGGGATATTCACGCCGCAAATCAAGGGTTTGGATATCCACGACGGGATTTGCATCAGGGTGACACAAATGACCGTAGCGAGCTTTTGCAGCTTCAGCCATAGGGGAAGATACTTCCACCCCGATAAAGCGATTTGCGGTGCCGTAGCGCTCCACGAATGGCGCAAGCGCTTCGCCCCTGCTACAGCCCAAATCGATGATGAAGGTTCCCGGCTGCACGTAGCGGGAGCCAACATTGAAACACATCTCTCGCATATTGTGGTAATCGGGTATCGAGCGTTCCAGCATATTGTCGAAACAGGCTGTGACCTCTGCGTCGAACTCCCACTTCTCGCCCGGAATCACAGAATCAACTCTCATATCTCCGCCACCCATTACAGCCTCCCATTGGCGAAATCATTGTAGATGGTAATCATATCCTTCGCCCCCTTCAGATTGTACGGCGTGTCGAGGAGCTTCTCGTGGGTCTTCTTGAGCCCACTGTTAATCTGGTAGCTGTCATGCTTCCTGTAGAAGTTCCCCTTGGCGTACATCTCCTTGAAGGCGGCTGCGGAGGGATACTTCTCGACGGGACGATGGAGGGAGCGAATCGGGAACTGAAGGAACCACTCTTCCATCTCTGGGAACTTGTAGAAGTCGGTATTGGTAATCCCGAATTCCGTATCGCCCCAGAGGATGATATTCGCCGCACTGAACTTGATATCATCCGACCACACCTTGCGCCACGGGATGATGGCCGCCTCGCCGAATTGCTGTTGCGCCACATTCACCTTGCGCTGATTGCAGTACAGGTCATCCCCGCCCAAGCCATTGAGGATGAGCGTATCGCCCCGCTCTGCCATTGCCGGATAGATATAGAGCCACGGGTGCATGCACTGCACGACCGTCTTCTTAATCGTGTGGCAGTGGTTGATGTACTGCCGGATATCCCCAGCAATGGCGTCAGGGTCGCTGGGAAGCGTCAGCTCGACGAGCTCAAGGCCAAAGTGCTTGCACAGGTTGCGCGAGGAGAGGAGGTCAGTGGAGACAATCCCATCGACATGGAACGTGTAACACCGAGGCTTCCTCCCCATCGCCAACATCGAGAAGAGTATCGTCACGCTATCCGTGCCACCGGAGAGTGCAAGCGCCGCATTTCTATTGGGGTCAATCTGCTCAATCCGCTTCAGGCAGAGGTTGCGGAAAGCTCCAATGTCTGAGTCCGTGATTGAGTGGCGCATCCTTTCGTATATGGCCAACTCTTCCTTTGTAGCAACCATCTCTTTCAAAGCCATCTCAACCCCCAATTGCCACTACGACATCCGCAAGCGCAATGCCATAGAGATAGACCGCAGGGACTTTATCCGAGACAGGAAGCTTTTCCAGCATCTCAATCGGGAAGACTACACTCAGCTCCCCCTTGTCCCACGGGAATTCGTGAGGGGCAGCATGGAGAAGTTGTGTCGGATGGTCGCTGAATGTGCCACATTCCTTGCGGAAGGATTCGCCGAAGATGTAGCCCCCATCTTGAGAGATGAAAAGCCTCGGTCCCTTGAGTTGTTCATACTCAAGGATGTCGCATTCACTGACAGTATTTGTGCAGGAGATGACGATATCGCACTTGCGTAGCGGCTCGTAACCATTATCCCTGCTTGCGACCTCGACGTTGCCATACTCGATGAACTTATCGTAATTACGGGCGGGGAAACTGGGGTGCCCACAAATGACGAATTTCCGGATGCCAAAAAGTTCAAAGAACACTTGTGCAGTCTTGATGTTCGTCCTACCGTTCCCGATGAAGCCCACCCTCGTTTCGCTGTTGAGAGCAGACCGACCGAGGTAGAACTCTGCGGAGAGTGCCGCCATCATGCCGCAGCGCAACCGTGTCAGGTCGGCACTCTCCACAATCATCGCAGTCCCGTCAGGCTTATAGACAGTGGTGTATGAGGTCGTATTCCCAGTCTTCTCATCGACCCGGATGACCTTGGCTCCACAAGTCCCATCAGAGAGCTTTGCCGCCATGACATTGACAAAGAGCTCCGGAACATCCTCTTGTGCGTACTTCAACACAAGGGATTGCTTAGACGGATTGCTCTTCAAGAAAGAAGAGCCGTTTGTGGCGGCTCTCAGATACTCATACTTCAACTTATCGTATATCCTTTGAATCATATCCACCATCCCAATAACTTGCCGAGAGCCCACACAAGCCACACAACCAAGCCGAATATAACCGAGCCTATCATGGCGAACATCATCTCAAGGGCATTCCCCAAGAATCCTGAACTTGAGACTCTATTGGCCTCTTGAAACAAGAGGAATGACGTAATGAGGGAGACTGCCAGCGGAATCATCCAAGAGTTGATTTCTATCATTATCATAGTTTCCTCAATATGCCATTGAGCACAGACAAGCCAATCTCCCTTGCCATCAGTGGCGGCACTGAGCGTCCACAGCGTTCCCATTGTTGGGCCTCATTTCCAGTCAAGATGAAGTCATCTGGGAAGGAGCAGAGGCGCTTCACTTCCGGAATCATCAGCTTCCGCTTATCGCCCGCCTTATCCATCACGTAGCCATTGGCGCTCATGTATGCCGAGTAGAGCAGTCGATGTCCATCTGCGGGTACAGTCCCGTAGGGCTCATCTGCTGATTTCCATCTGTCGAAGTAGCCCCCGGCACGATACCACTCAAGGTCAGCAATTGCCTCCCTGAGAGAGTAGCGATACGGGAAGGGTTGAGGATGAACAGGAGATACGCCCCGCTCATCGACCAAATCATTCCGCACCCCAACGAATATAACCCGCAGTCTTGTCTGGGGAACACCAAGCCACTCTGCATTGAGGAGCTTCGCCTCTACGGAGTAGCCGCAATCCTTGAGCGCCTTGAGAATCATCAGGAAGTAGCCCTTTGCAGCGCCCTTCACCAAGCCGGAGACATTCTCCGCGATGAACACCTTGGGTTGAAGCCCCTTCAGTATCCGGACGTACTCGAAGAAGAGGTCATCTACGACCTGTTCCTTTCCATCAGAATAGTTCTTCGTCTTCCCCCAACCCTTCTCGCGCTTCCCAGCCGTGGAGAATGCGGAACATGGAGGGGAGCCATCGAAGATGTCAAGCTCCCCTACTTTGAGTCCCGTCGCCGCCAGAATCTCCTCGGGTTTAATCGTCCGGATATCCCGCGTGTCAAGGATGCTATTCGGGTGATTCGCCTTGTATGTGTCTTGGGCTGCTTCGACAAACTCGTTTGCCCAAAGCACCCTAAAACCAGCCATACGATACCCAAGGCAACTACCTCCACCGCCAGAAAACGTAGAAACAACATTAAATCCATTCCACGGTATCGCACGTATCTCCTCCATCGTTGGTATCGTATATGGAGGCTTTACAACTCCACTCTCCTGCGCCATCCTCTTGTCCTCTTCCGGGTCATACTCCCCTATCTGCACCCACCCGCTATCCCCCGGCTTCAGGGGTCCATTTGCAAGTATCGTCGTGGATGGCAAATGTGGCGACTGCCATCGTGGTTTGTAGCTGACGTTCGTTCCCACCCCCACAACACCGACAATCTTGCTCATTCTAGCGTCCCGCGTTCCCTTGCGTAACGCATGTAGCGGAGGACTTTCGCCTTCTTCTCCTCGATGTGTCGGTCATTCACTTTGATGACCACATCGCACTCCTCGCTCAGAAGTTCAATCACGGCAATCGGGTCATTGATTTCCTCATTGAGCCGCTCGATGTTGGATTTCTCCTCATATGTGTCGTTAAGGCCGAAGCGGAGAGACTTACTCGCTATCTGGGAAATCTCGGCGCACTCCTCGGAGATGCATGTTACTATGTGTTCCAATTTGTCCATCAGTCCATCCTCCAATTCCAATTCAGCGCAACACCATATCGTACGCCTACTGTTTACTTTCGTTTTGCCAAGCGCTCCAAGCGCCTGAGATATGATGCCTGCTCCCTATTCTGCGGAATCGGGAGTTGCATCACCAGATTATTGAAGCCGCCAAGCGTGAATTTCGGCGTAGGGAGGTAGTTCATGGACTCACATCCCTGTAAGTATTTCCGCGCTTAACATCTGAAATCTTAGAAAATGACATTCCGTAATCTCCCGCAATTTGTTTTAGCGTCCTAGTATCACGGCGAATAGACCTAACCTGCTCATCTGTGAGCTTCCGCTTCTTTCTGGCAAACTCTCTATTCTGCTCTGGTGTGAAATGATATGTTGGTTGCTGTAGTCCAGCATCAAAAGCATGCTTAACATTCTCTCCGCGAGTACACCATTCTAGATTGTCGGCGCTATTATTCTGTTTATTGCCGTCCTTGTGGTTCACTTCAGGCTTGTTGTCGGGGTTGTCGCAAAATGCTTTCGCAACCATTCTGGCAATAGCCATTGTTGTGCGAACATTGCTGCCATCGCCACGAAACAAAACTACTGAAAGATAACCATCGCGATTTCTTCTTGGCTTAGCAATTTGCCATCCTTGTGATACACAAAAGAGGCTACCCTTCCCATATTGCTCACCTTATACGGAAGCCCATCGATATCTTTCCACACCTCTTCCATGATGCTAATTCCCCCTAGGACGGCCACTCCAAGCGTAGCCACACTTAGGACAGCAGTAGTCAGTCTCTATTGCCTCGTCGAATGTCTTGAATTCTGTGGGCGGGGCAGCGGGGCGTGCTGGCTCAAACCCACCGAAGGCACCCTCTGCGATGCTGTCATCGATGCCATCAAGCTCCTTGATTTCAATCTCGTCGAAACCAGCAAGCTCAACATCGAAATCGCCATCATTCAGCTCAGAGAGCAAGCTCCCCAATTTGTCGAAGTCCCACGAGCCACTGATTCTATTAAGCGCAAGATTTAGGGCTTTCTCGCGCTTTTCGCTCGGCTCACTGATGATGATGGTAGGGATTTCCGTCCACCCCAGCGCTCTTGCCGCAGTGAGTCGCTGATGACCGCCAACAACCTTTGCGTTACCCTTGACGATTGCAGTTGCGGTATTGGCAAGCACCGGCTGCACGCAGCCAAATTCCTGCAACCCCTTCTTCAACTTCTCCAACTCTGATGCCGAGATACTCCTCGGGTTGTAGTCAGCGAGCTCAAGGTTCGCCGTAGGGAACATGACAATCTTCATCTCTTTGGACATCTCAAAACCACTCATGTAAATAACTCCTTTTCCTAAAGCTTCTCGCCAAACTGACGATATACCTATTTATACGATTGGCGAAAATTTGCGCCGCATCAAATCGAGGAAACTCCTTGAACTATCTACCAAATCTTCCAACGTGCCATTGTTTTCTACGATGATATCGTAGCTGTAATTCTCCACGTTTGAGTCAGCGTGGTTGGAGAATTCTTCAAGTCCATCTCTGCGAACGAGAAGCGTCAGGGCATCTGGGAAGCGCTTGCAGAACTTCGCAATTTCCTCCGGCTCCCGAATCATCACAAAAATAATGGGCCAATGCCACTCGCGACATATTTTGTCAATCCGCAATGCCATATTATTCATGGGACCATCGTACTCGCGGGTTGCCATATCCTTCAGGTCGGAAAGGAATTGCCTCCCACGCTCATCCTTTACTCCATCCCAGCCAAGATGACGGGCAGCGAGCTTCACTTCATCGACCGAGGAAATCACCGCGCAATGGCCATTATAATTTGCGGCAACGCTGCTTGCGAAATAATCCTTACCAGCACGTGCACGACCATTTATGACAACCAAAATTCTATTATTTTGTATAACCATTGTTTTACTCTCCAAAACTGCACATTTCGCAAATGCCTATGAATCAAGACTTAAATATTAAAATACTATTGACACATTTAAGCAATTGCTATATAGTTTATTCGTCAAATGCAACACGCTATTTTTAATCAAATGACAACCGATAGTAGCGCTCCTGTTCGCCAATTCGCTACTAACCTAGAAAGGAGAGAGCGAGGAATGATGAGTGATTTTAATGGCAGTGTTACAATGAGGTGTGCGGCGTCTGACATCATTTCGACCGATGATTTCACCCCAGTAAAAGACTTGGGGGCATTCGTCAAAAAATCCAAGGACAAGATTACCCTCGCGGTGCCGACACCAGAGAATTCAGTGTTAATCGAATTCCACCTGATGTGATGGGAAAGGGGCGGGAGTTATCCCGCCCCTCCTTTTAGACGCCCTTCTCCATCTTCCGCATATCGACGAACTTCCTATCCCGCCACTCATTCTGCTTGCCGGGATTCCACGCCGACACTCTCCGATAGTACCCGCACACTCTCGCAAATACACCACTCGTAAGCACCTTCAAATAAACACCCCCTTTATCGTGGAATCTGGGACGCACTCGAATTCCCACTCGCCCGGAGCGAGAGTTTCCGCTATCGAATGCGCCGCACTGACTATATCCAGCGGAACCGTATCCGCCACGTAGCGAATCTGCCTCCGCTTGCATGGACTGTAGTAGCGAATGGCATCCTGAACCTTCATCAGATACTCCCCAGTCGTCATGTCTACAACCGTAGGGGATTTGAGCGATAAAACTACCGACTCAAACCCAGTGGGCCACTCGGGAAGCACCAAGCCATTTGTATGAATGCCAAGTGGGAGATTGCCGAAGCGCTCCACGAGGCTGCGGAAGTGCGGGTTGGAGGTGGGCTCACCACCAGAAAACACGACACCCAAGCCCCCAAGGAACGATGTGGCAAGTGGCTTGATGAAGGCTTCCGCCTGACTTGCGGAGATATTCCCCTTCCCCATCACGACATCGCGATTGTGACACCACGGACAACAAACATTGCAGCCCGTGAGATAGAGTGTCACCGCGTAGCGACCTGGGAAATCGAGGAATCCCGTCATTAGCCCATATATTGGCTTACTCTCCCGTGACATCTCTCTTCTCCTGCGCCTCAACCTTTACCAATCCATTTGGCATGAAGACGACGCTCTTCAGAAAATACCTGTCCATTGCAACCTCTGTGAGGAGAAAATTCAGAACGGATATCTGGTCCTCTTTGAGGAACTCCCTCTCTATCGTGACTGAATCATCCATTACGCAAAGCCCTCCCGCACAAGCTCCGGCCTACGCTCCGCAAGCGCCGTGAGCTCCTCGTCCGTATGCTCATTGGGGCATACTGCATGTGCGCCCGGAATGCGACCACATATCTCGCACATGGAGTACACTGCGGTCATGCTGAAGTATGGCAGCTTCGTGTTCTCGCAGATGAAGCGAACTGCATCCTCCACTTGCTTGGGCGTCATGCTCTCCCCAAGGTAGAAGTGAACCACCGTGCCACCGCTGGGAATGGTCTGTAGGCTATTTTGCGTCCGGAACACCGCATTGAGGTCGTCTTGATACTCGACGGGGATGTGGCAGCTATTTGTGAAGTACGGCGATTTCTTCAAGCCCCGATGCGGAATATCGGGGAAGATTTTAAGCGCCTTCTTTGCCAGCTTGTAGGTGGCACTCTCTGCTGGCGTAGCTTCGAGATTGAAGAGTTTCCCGGTCTGCTCCGTGAATTCGCCTACCTTCCCTGCCATGAAATCAAGGATGGACTCTCCGAATACCAAGCCATCCTCGGAGAGGAGGGAATCTTCTCTGCCAAGAAGAATCTGGACACATTCCCAAAGCCCGATAAATCCGACTGTAGTGAAGAACGTATCGAACCCTCGCCCAAAATTGGACTTGGCCATGGGAAAGAAGCCCCGCTTGAAGTGGTCGATTACCACCTCACGCTTCCATAGCTGCTCATCCCGTATCTCCTCCATAGTCTCCGTGATGAGCTGGAAGAACTCTTTGATTGCAAGCTGCTTATCCTTCCCAGTCCGTTCCATCGCCCTCATTGCGACGAAGGGAAGGGAGATGGTAACGACCTGAAGCGAGCCAGTCTGGTCAGCGTGCCCAAATAGTCCGCCGACATGCTTCTGGATTTCCTTCTTATCAATCATGAGTCTGCAACACATCGAGCGAACATCGTCGGGATTGATTTTCTGTCCACCACTCTCCCCATTGATAAAGTTCTGGAAGTAGGGCGTGCCGTATTTCGCAGTAAGCTCGAAAATCTTATCCTTGATGGGCTGGTCGAAGAAGTCCTCCGTGACATTTATCGTCAGGATGGGGAATGTGAAGCCATTCCCCTGCCCATCCCCCTCAATGAAGCAGTCAAGGATGGCATTCACAATCATCCCCTGCCACCCCTGCATCTCCCCGTACGTCTTCCCTTCCGCATCCGGATAGCCGAGCTCATGGAGTGGCCTCCCAGCAACGAGGATTGCTGAGTTCTTCAGGTCGCTGGGGCAGGTGATGGCGAGCGTGATATTGGTGAAAGGCGTCTGCGAGCCCCATCTGCTATTGAAGTTCAAATGGAACATCATCTCTTGGATACATTGTTTCACTTCACGTTTCGTAAGCGTGAGTGCAATTGCCGTATCAGCGCCAGAAGCCAGATAGTCGAGATATGCCTTGTACGCATAAGGGGCAAGATGGACATCCACCTCATTGAACGCCTGTGCGCCCGCGAATTCATTGGACATTGCGCCCACGAAATTGATGATATGATTTATCGCAGTCCGCAGATGCTTCGCGGGTCTGCTCACTGACATGGCAGATGTGATTCCGCCAGCCAGAAGCGTGGGGAGTGAATTCCCGGCGCAATACGGCGTGGCGTGCGATAGCGAAAGGTCATGGATGTGGACCTCGCCATCCTTGTGCTTCTGGGCGAGATTGTCAAACCCCGCCTGCTCTATTCTGAAGATGTTATCCCTGCCGAGACATTCCCCGCCCACAGCCATGAGGAGTCCATTGGGGGTCCACATGCAGTTCGCATTCTCGCTTGAGACATCACCTTTCTGTAGATACTCGTCTACGATGGGGTTCACTGTTACTCGTACATCAATGGGCATCTGTCACGCTCTCCTCGGCTCTTGTGTTGGTGTGTGCTCTACTCCGTGACACACGAGGACTTCTGTAGCGAGAAGCCTCTGTATCTTGTCGTGCGAATTGTCGATGACATACTTCGCCAAATCGACCGCACTCATCTCATTCCAGTTCATATCTGCGCCCTCAATCTCCGGATGTTCTGCGCGTACAATCTAGCCTGCTTTCCTGCGCCATTGTAGCGCTCGACACCCTTCCAGAAATTCCCCTTGGAGGCCGCTATCTTTCTGTCCAGCACTGCCTCCGCCTCATTTGCACTCACCCTGATGCTCTTGGGATTCTTACCCCTGGGCCAATCGAGAATCTGGAATGCCGAACGCTCGCCATCCCTCCCCACTACCCCAGTCCTGAAGCCACTCTCTCTGGCCGCAATTGCGGCAAGCGTCTTCGGGTATTTCGTCTCGGCCAACACCATCCCGAACTCAAGAGCGATATCCCGCTCCACGCCGTACTTCAGTGCGAATCTGGCAATGCTCCTGATATCCTTATTCTGGGGGATGACCTCGATAATCCCGGCTTTATTCAGCGTCACATGGTCGATGTCACTCTTGATGCTGAAATCGCCACAACCCGCAATCTTCGGAATTATCATTCCAATCAGGCATGATGCGATAATGAGTTTCTTCATGAATACCTCCATCAATTAAGTATTTACTTGGTTATTTCGTGCCGGTATGACCAAAACCGCCAGCACCCCTTTCAGTCTCATCAAGCTCCTCGACTTCAAGGAGGATTGCTTGAAGGACGGGAGCTATCACGCCCTGCGCGATACGCATCCCCTCAGTAATTTCAATAGGCGCTGTCCCGCGATTCGTGACGATGATTTTCACTTCGCCCCGATAATCGCTGTCAATCGTTCCCGGTGCATTCTTAATGGAAAGCTCCGTTTTGAGGCTCAAGCCGCTTCTGGGACGAATCTGCATCTCGAAGCCAGCCGGAACCGCAAATGCAAGCCCAGTTCCCACAAGCTTAGTCTCTCCGGGTCGAAGCAGGAAGTCATCCTCAATCGAAGCGAGGTCAAACCCCGCAGCCTTGCAAGTCTTGTATGCCGGAATCTTTGCGCGGGAATTGACCCGCTTGACACTCACAACAAGTGAAAACATTTATTCTCCTTTCTCTGCGTCCAAAAAGTAACATTCGCGCTTACCGCCATCTCGCCGCGTTCCACAAAGGCGACAAGGTATCTCGTCAATTTCAGTTTTGTAAAAGTGGCAACGGGGGCATGTGTGATTATGATGTCCAGACTCTTGGAATTTTCCACATGCCATGATTACTCTCCTGTCTCCGCATCCAAGAAGCAACAGCCATCACTTCTTTCAAAACAGGAAATGCATGGCTCCTCCGAAATTTGAGTGTCCATAAAATGACAATCAGAACATAGGTGGCTTTGATGACCATTAAGTACGCCAACACTCACCATTTTCCCACATGCCATACTCCCTCCCTTCATAATTCATCATGATTTCCTACATCATACATTAAGTAGTTACTTAATGTCAAAGCCTATTTGACCATCTCAATGCCCCTTGCCTACCATTGATGCTATTATTGACGCAATTGCCAGAACATCCAAAATGTTTCCCTATGTCATCATACGACATGCCAGAAATCCTCATTTTTGCCGCCTCTTCTATTTGACCCAGTGACAACTTAGAGCGTTTCAAGGCCAATATTGCAGGATTCATCAACCCCGTATCAAAGGCGTGCTTTACATTTTCTCCATGATTGCACCACTCAAGATTATCAGCACGATTATTTCGTTTATTGCCATCTTTATGATTTACCTCAAGTTTGCCATCTGGATTTGAGACAAAGACCGTCGCAACCAACCTGTGTACTGCGCGTTGAATCTTTGTGCCACTCTTCATAAAGTTTATGTAGTGATATCCCTTTGAATTATAGCCTCCTTTCAATTTGGACACCCTGCCACGCTCACCCCTATAGTTCAGGGAAAATACTTCACCCATTGCATTTACAGCATAGCCGGGAAACTCCTCTAATTCATGCAAGTCTTCCATCCATGCCCCCAAACATACGAACAATATTCCCATTGCTTAATGCGAGATATGCCCCCACACTATCAGCAATATGTTCAAAATGCCCCAGTTGTTCTGGAAACAATTCTGCGCCCCTTCCAGCAAATCTATTCTTAATCATGGTCATTATTTCATGCTTCGTCGCACTTCGATAACCACAGACTGCAATTTTTACTTCTGTTGGACTACACCACTCGCAGGGAATGCTGAGTATCGCCGCCACGGATGCTACCACTGCGGTCGCCATGTTCATCATCACCATCGCCTTTGCCGATTGCGCTCCGCCGCTGGGAAGCTCGCCCACGATTCCCTTGATGTCATGGCGCTTAATGATTTCCGCCAGCGCTGATGCGATGACTGTGGAGCGGGAGTAGTAGTCATCGGCAGTCCTGGTCGTCTTCTTCGCCGATTTCTCCGTGATGATTGTCCCGCAGTCAATCACTTCACCCTTCTTGATTACCGACCAGCCGAATGCGCGAAAGCCTACATCGCATGCCAAAATGCACATTTAACCCTCCTACGCGCTATAGCTGTCAAAGCTCAGATTGAACTCCTTCAGGACTTGACAAACCTTCTCAACCCTGCCACCCCGCTCGCCATTCAGCGTAGCGATTGCGATAAGTTGCTTTCTCATTGGCCTCGGAGCCTCAACATTTTTGTCATACATAAATGCGTTCAAGATGATACCTCACTTTCCTAATGTAGTTTTCCCACCCTTTTTTACAACCTTCATGCGCGAACTCACGATATCCCTGATTGCCGGATTGTGCGTGATGATGAACGGATGCTCAATATTGGAGGCAAAGCGTTTGCAGAGCTCCACGGCATTCTCCGCAGCCGCATCATCAAGCGACTCAAATGGCTCATCAAGGAAGAGGATATTGAGACTTCCACTCGACATCGCCCTACAAAGGGAGTTGAAGCCGAGCGAAATTGCGAAGTTCACGAATTGCCGCTCGCCACCACTATTCCCCTTGTAATCCCCAGCGCCATCCTCCGTAGTGACCTTGATGCTGAACTTGTCACGATACTCGCCGCTCTTCAGCTTGCTTATCGTCGATATCTCGATGGCAATCGCGGGATTGAGGACATTCATGTACTCGGAGACAATCCGATTGAGTTCCGGAGTGATATTGTCGAGGACGTAGCTCTTCAAGCCTCCATTGCCAAGAATCTCCTCCAACATCATTGTGGTTTCAAGAGTCTCCTCCAACTCCTTCAATTCGCGCTCAAGACCCTTCCGCGCAGCCGTATCGGTAGACGCCTTCTTCGTGAGCTGCTCTATCTCCTCGCCATTGCCCCGCTTCTGTCCCTTGATACTCGCGATTTGCGCCTGTACGTTAATTATACGATTGGCGTAATTCTCAATCTCAGTTTCGAGCATGGCGAGATGGCGACGCTCCACTGCAAGCTCCGCCGCATGCTTCTCGATGCTGGCGTATTTCTCGCCCTCTTTTGCCAGAGCTTCCAATTTTGACTTCTGAGCCTCTTGCTCATTCAGCGCAAGGGTGAGTGAGGCTTTCGCTGCCTCACGAGCTTCTAGGGCAACTCTCGTCTCTTCTGCGGCCGATTCCACATGCGCCTTTACGCTTGATTCATCCAGTGGGCGGAGACACTTGTCACAATCCTTCGGAACCGACTTCAACGCAGCCACCGTCTTGTTGAGCGCTGTCGATAGCTGGGAGACACGCTCATTCCAGAGCGCCACATTCATCTTTGCCGCATCGAAGGCCTTCCTGACCTCCCCCAACTCCTCCTGAAACTTCTGCATCGCCCCGGATGCCTTCGTGATGAGTGCGGAAGCCTTATCTATCGCAACACGCTTTTGTGCAAGCTCTGTTTCCTTTTGTTTCTTCTGAGCCTCCGCATCTGCGACATCCTGCTCGTACTGGGCAATCATTCGCTGGGCAGCATCCTCCACATCCTTGTCGGCTCGCTTCAGCGTGGCAATCTTGTCAAAGGTGAAATCAATCTCCCGCGCAAGAGTCTCTATCTGGGACTGCACGCTGGCTACCTTCGCATTGAGCTCACCACGACGCTCTTTCGTGCGCTTGAGGGAGTCCGCAAAGAAGCCTAGCCCGAGGGATTGCTCGAAAACTTCCTTGAGCTCAGAGTCGGTCAGTGCCGCAAAATCCTTGATATCACCCTGTCCGAAATTCGCCACCTTGGAGAAGGTAAGCTCTCCCATGCCGACGAGCGAATCAAGAATAGCCTGCGTATCCTTGATGGTTCCCTGTGTCCTGTCATCGGGACCGACAGTGAGATGGAGCCCCGATGGGTAGAGGGAATGCTTCCTCGCTCGCGTGACAATCACATCGTCGAATTGGAGCGTTACGGCGCAATCCTTCCCAACAGAGCGATTGATGACATCATCACCATTGAGTCCACGCTTTGTCTTCCCGAAGAGACACCAGAATATCGCCTCGTAGAGCGATGACTTCCCGGCCCCATTGCTATTGGCGGTCGGAGAATCGCTGTTCACACCCTCAATAAGGGTGAGCCCCGTGTAATTCTCGAAATCGACCTCCATTTCGCCAATGGAGAGGAAGTTCTCAATAATCACTCTTCTGATTCGCACAATGCCTCCTGCCTCTGCTCCATCCGTGAGAAATACTCGTCCATCTCCCGATTGACCTCATCCACTATCTCCTGTGGAATCTCTGGTGACTTCCCGCTCCGCTCCCACTCATCCAGCTCGTTGTATAGCTGGGTCAGCTTGCCGGGGATGTCCGGATATGGCAGAAAAGACATCGCGTATCTATCGTAGTTGAGCACTGCCTCCCTGACAGTGGAAAGACCACAAACCGCAGCCATCCTCATCGCCCCATCCAATACGCTCATGACATTATCCTTTCGTATTCCTTGAGTATCTTAGTCTTGAAGGGTGCCAGCTTCGGCATGATATCGATGTAGTCCGAAATCATCTGCGCTGGCGTCGTGATTTTGATTGTCTCCGTCTTCGCTTTGGAGAACTCCCTGACAAGCTGAATCGTGATTGATTCTGCACCATAGTCGGTACAGAGTGCCTTCGCAGTAGCCGCGTCCTTTGCAGACTTGGAGACTATCCTGATGAAGTTCCCCTTTACCTCAGATGGAGAGGGCAGCATCACCTTCCCATTGGCGGTGATATCAATCGTCAGGAATTTCGGATGACGAACCTCATGGAGAGCCACGCCAGCATCACTCCTGATAAGCACGCCCCGAGTGGAGCCCTCATCCCCGAAATCAAGCTGCGTCATGGAGCCTATCTGGGCTATCCTCCCATTGATGGCTGGGGAGTGATAGTGGCCGGCATAGATTTCGCCGCTGAAATTTTCCGCAAGCCACTTGGCACTCAGTCCGGTGTCGGGCATCCCGGCCATTGGCTTGAAGTCATCGATACCCTGATGGCACACGATGATATCGACGCTCCCATCGTATGCCTTGACGAGCTTCTTGAATGTTTCGATGTCATGCGTGTAAGGGATGAACGCAATGCGATGCCCACCCACGAGCGTATTGGTCGGCTCCTTGAACACCGTGACAGCCCCCAGCAATCCGGAAAGCGAATCTACCGATGTTGCCCATTCTGCGGAGGAGCCCTCCATGTCATGATTGCCGGGGATAATCCAAAAGCGATGCCCACGCCCAATCAGACGCTTCAGCATCGTGATTGTCGATGTAAGCGTAGAGGGACGGAGCGCTCCCCGAACGTGGAAGATGTCGCCCGCGAGGATGATGTCCATCGCCTCATTCTGTTTGGCTATGGCGCACACATTGGCAAGGGCGTGCATGGCAAAATGGACCCTGGAATTCCAGAGTCCATCGAGGAGCCGTGAGTGAGCCTTGTATGCGTGGATATGCAGGTCGGCTGCAAAAGCCAATGGAAGTTTCTGTGTCATTACACCACCTTTTCGCACGTTTCGATGAATTCCCCGAGGTTATCGGCAACCATCCACTTGCTCAATTCCACAAACTGCTGAAGTCCGTGGTCGAATTCCAGATACCGCGCATTCATCGCAAAACGCATGGAGCTCATGTAGTAAGTCTTCTTCGTTTCCGATTCGTGAATAGCGAATATCCGCACGCCACAAACATTGAGGAGCTTCACGAGTTCAGCATCAATGCCCCACGATGCAGAGCCACGCTTCTTCGCTTCCGCTACGGTGGGTGCGCCGCCTCGATATAGATGTTTGCTCTGCTTGCGATATGAGAGATAGGTATTCCCTATCTTCACACCCACCTTCCTGCCATTGTGGATTATGTCTTCAGATTTCATAAATAACCTCCATTAGGATGCCTTCGCCAACTTCACCTTCTCTGCATCAAGGACTGATTTGAGGAGCGCATCGTACTTCGCCTTATCAGCCTTGAGCTCTTTCTCAAGGACGGAGCGGTACTTCTTCGAGCCATCGGGAAGCTGAATGTACGCACCAGCCCTCGTCAAAAGCTCCTCGTCAAGAAGAGCATCGATAAGTGTTGACGCGAGATTGACACCTTCTATGAAGGAGCCATCGTACTCAGCCTCAGAGAAAGGGGGAGCAACCTTATTCTTGACGACTTGTGCTATCACCCGCTGACCGATGATGCTATCGTCGTAGCCCTTGATTTTATCGCCCTTACGAAGCTTGATGCGGACGGAAGCGTAGAACTTCAGCGCCCTGCCACCCGGAGTACTCTCCTTATCGCCATACATTACGCCGGGATTATCACGCACCTGATTGAGGAAAATGAGCGTGATGTTGCTCTTGTTCACAAGGGCGGCGAGCTTCTTCAGACTGGGGGAGAGGAGGGCGGCGAGTGAGAGCTTCGTCTTCATATTGCTCTCGTCATAATCGGCTTCCAGCTCCGCTTTCGTCATCATCGACGCCACGGAATCCACGACAATCGTGATGGGCTTCTTTGCATCGTACTTCCGGGCAAGCTCCACGACCTTTTCAATAATCTGGAAGCCCTCCTCTGCGGTATCCGGCTGCCGATACACCCACTTTTCTGGAGCATCAGCCAATCCCAGCGCTTTCGCCCGATTGAGCGAGAAGGCATGTTCGTAATCAAGAAATACCGCAAGCCCGCCCCGCTCCTGCGTACTCTTCAGCGCAAAGGTCGAGATGAGTGTCTTCCCAGAAGATTCGCCGCCATAGATTTCAATGATGCGACCGACTGGGAAGCCTCTATCGTACTTTCCGCCAATCGCCTTATTAAGCTGAAGAACCCCTGTATCGAGCCAATCGGACACATCCTGTATCTCTGTATTATTGCCAATCGACTTATAGAGGTCTGTAATGAAATCACTCATGAATGTCTCCTGCGGAAAAAGGGTGGCTTTCGCCACCCTTCTCGTTGTCCGATTAAACGCTTACTTCATGGAGCCAAGCGCAGCTTGGATGGCGGCTTCGATGTCATCTGCGGGAGCCGCAGACGCATCAGTTTCCCACGGAGGAGTCTCTTCGCCCACATTCACCACGCCGAGGGGAACCTCATTCACAATCTCCGTAGCGGGGCGTGGAGTGGTGGCAGTGGAAGCCGTCACATCATCATCTTCCCTGCGGGGGGCGCCGATGCTGGCATTGAGTGATTCGATGTACTCCTGCGCAAACCGGCGCTTCTCCTCGAAGGACTTGATTTGGGCAATCGTAAAGCTCGGCCCACGAGTGAATTCCGGAATCCAGTATGTAACAGTGCCCTTCTTCGCCTTCTTGGAGGAGAGGAGCGTGATAAAGGTGAAGGTGGGAACCGTGATGAACTTACTCCCCTGCTTGACCTTGACCATCTCTTCGATGTACTCCGCGAAAGGCATGTAGCCGGAGCCCTTCAGGTACGCCACGCACTCAACGAGCTTATCGTCTTCCGTGAGCGCCAGTCCGAAGACAACCTTCTGAGCTTGACAGCGCGGGTCGATTCCATCCGCCCGATAGGAGCAGGTCTTGCCGCACTTCTGCTTGTAATTGGAGCCGAAGACCGTATCGCCCTGCATGTGGAGCGGCGAATTGCAGTTCTTCGTAGTGTCGTCCTCAACGTAGTACGCATAGCGATTGCGTACTGCGAGAACGACGAGCCCCTTGACCTTGACACCCTCTTCGATGATGGCATCACCCTTCTTCCGCTGACCGAGCACCCACGTTCCCTGCGGATACGTCGAATCGCTGTCGTAATTAATCTTGAGAACAGGCAGGGACTTCACATCGGAAACATCCTCCGCAGATGTCATCCCGGCCACTTCGCGTAGAAAATCGTCATTGAGTGCAAGTTCTTTAGCCATTTACTTCTCCTTTTTGTTTACGTGATGTGCGGACTATGCCGCTTCCTTTACCGATGTCGACGTGAGTCCTTCGATTTCCGACCGCTGATTGATGGCGATGCGAATCAGAAGGTCTTTGCGCATGTACCATGCTTCCTTGAGAGCCTTGATGGTTTCCTTCTGCGCCCGGATGATGTTGAGATTCTTCGCCGAGGACTGATACTTCTCATTGAGAAGCAACTGCGCCTCGACAATCTTCTCAGTTGCTTTCTGGCCCTTTGCATCAAGCTCGACTCTGATTTCGCCATCCAATTGGGCGCAGAGTGTGTCATGCTGAAGCTTCGCGGCAAGGTACTTCGCCTCCAACTCCACGGATTTCTCTGCAACGAACAGAAAGTTCGATGCTTGGGTGCAAAGCTCCTCATCAAGCTTTGTTTGGTCGATTTCCAGATTCCGCAATTTCGTCATATCGCTCATGATGTTCACCTCCTCTCTATCGTGTAGTTGCTTAATGTCATCATGATTTAATCCACTTTCCGCGCATCATCTGCAATCACTATACATTAAGTAGTTGATTAAGTCAATATAAAAGCGAGCCATGAAGCGCTTTTTTCTCAGGAATTCTCTTGGCACTGCGAACGAGCGTACAGTCATTGATACCAATGCCAACAAGCTCCAAGGGAATAGCTCTAAGACATCTGGGGCAGGTGATTCTGAGGACATCACTGTACGACTTATCTGCCGCCAATTTTACGCCACACTCACACGCTACTTCTGTTGAAAAGAACATTTCTTACTCCTCGATGGCCCACTCATGCTTGGGGTCTGGAACGAAACACATGGCGACTCTGAAATCATAACCATCCATCATGCCCCTTCCATCACTTATCATGTTGTGACAAACACCCTCAAATGCCTTCACAAGCCAGCCGCCAGGAATCTTAGCCCTGACATGATAATCGTCAATCTGCTCCCACTTCATACCCATACGTTCACCTCACTTGAAGATTCCACCGAGCGTCTGAATTGCCGCCCTGAACTTATCCATATTCTCGCCACCCTCGCTGAAGAATGCGAACTGCGGGGAGCAGGAGAATAGAACGTAACAGCCGAACTGCTTGCTGTATATCACCTGACCTTGCAGGGATGACATCTTCGCCTTCTTATCCCCTGTGAAGAGATGCACAAGGCTTGAAGCGAAGCAGACGATTATTTTCGGCCCCACTGCTACTATCTCCTGACGGAGATAATCGGTGCATTTCCCCTCGCATTCTTTTGTTGGTTGTGCTGGGGAACCCTTGGGGTCGAAGAAGCACTTGACGGGGGATGTGTAGTAGATATCCCTTGCCAGAATCCCAACCTCCTTCAGCTCAGTGACGAGAAACTTTGTGCTATCCGCCGTCAGATGCTTGTACTCCCGCTTCACCGGGTTGTTGATTATCATGATACTCGGCTTCGCAGTGTTCTGTGGGAATACTGGCATGAGGTATTTCCGCTTCGCAGTTGAAGCACAAACCGCACTATTGGTGAGAATCGACTTCAACTCCGCGAGATTGAGATTCCCACCACCCTTCGCCAGCTTTGGCGTATTGTTGTACGTGGGGAGCAGTTCGGAGAAATTCTTGACACGCTCCTCTTCCCTGTCCTCCCGCACGCCCAGAGATTCAAAGCCACCAGCACGGACAAGAGCTCCATGAACTCTCGAATTGCACTGACGCTTCTGGACGCGGGAGAGAAAATCAGCCTCAGAGAGAAATGCACCATCGGAGCGAGCCCTGAGAATCTCCTCAACAGCCTTTGTGCCTATCCCCTTCACGATGCCCAGCGGAGGCACTATTGCGCCATCCTCGTCAATCACATACTCATCTGTTGATAGGTTGACATCTGGCAACCTAATCCTGATTCCGCACCGCTCCGCTTCGCGGGAAAGAAGCGTTATCCGCTCATCCGAGCTGTTCCCCAGTTGTGCGGCAAAGAATTCGGCTGGGAAGTGGGCCTTGAGATACATCGACCAGAAGGAGAGCATTGTGTATGCCACTGCATGCGACTTATTGAAGGAGTAAGCGGCGAATTCCGCCATCTTGTCGAAGAGGGATGAAGCAGCATTGGCATCTATCCCATTCACCACGCAGCCATCCACGAAGCCAGCACGATGCTTCTCGAACTCATCCTTGCCGAGCTTCTTGCCGATAATCTTTCTCATCTTGTCAGCGCCAGCCCATGAGAAGCCGCCGAGCTGAACGAATATCTGCATGATTTGCTCTTGGTAGACGAGGATTCCCTTCGTTGGTCCAAGGATAGGCTTGAGAAGCGGAGTCTCATAATACTCATACTCATCGCCCTTCGCGATACGGACGTACTGGGCAGTCTGCCCGGAATTGAGCGAGCCCGGACGGAAGAGCGCTGTCGTATCAGTCGCCATATCAAAAGTGGAGCACTCGATGCCACGAAGAAGCGACTGCATGCCACAGTTATGCACAACTACACCATTTGCCACAAATGATGGTGAATTCCCCTCCATCTGAATATCATAAACATCATCTTCTCCATCCTCCTCTATAGAGAGGACTTCGCTCCACTCAATGTCGCAGCCGTCATTCAAGTCTTGAACTCGGTTTCTAATCGCTATATTTGAGCACCCAAACTTGTCTGAAATCTTCGCAATATTGGGCTCCTCAAAATACTCCAGCCTCACCAACTCTGGGTCGATATCACTCCGAAAACAAGAGTTGTCTTTTCCTGCCTGCAACTCTGACATCTTCTTTTTTGTCTCCTTAGAGTGGCACACTTTGCTCTCCCACATGCCATTATTGCCGCGCCTTCCTGCTACGCTTCGCATACGCTCAATAGTTTTCTGACTACACTTTCTTCCCCTATGAACCTTAGAGGCCCTTTCTGCATTTTCAACCTTATGGATGTCAATATGCTCGTCGACGCCAAGAAGTGTCAAATTTGACAAAGAATCGTCAGATTTATCCCGATTATTGTGGTGAATTACACAATTTTCAGGAATGGAGCTTAAACCATGCGCACAACAATATACAAAATGCGACCTAAACATCCTATCCTTGCCAAATCGCTCTATCAAGTGGGCATCACTCATAGTCGAAAACCTCACATACCACCGACCATTCTTCGCTTGATACTCAATCACAACTTCCTCCTTATCGTAAGGATTTCATCACCCTCCTTAACATCCTTCAATTTTACCCACCCTGCGCCCCTTACATAAACTGGATGCTCCTCTGTGAGCCTAAGCTCCTTGCCATTTTTCGTCTTCAGCTTAAAGACCTTCTGCACCCCAGAGTAAACAACCTTCTTTACCCTGCCCTTCTTTATCACCATTGACGATTCATCTAGGCAGCGAATAGATTTATAGACATTTTTCACATAAAGGTCTTTAAGCTTAACCCCATCAACAATCGCATCGCCAGAGATACAGTTCTCGAACTGGAACACCCCGACACCCTCACCCCTGCGGAAGAGCTCAAGCGTCTTCTGGTCGTCGAGCGGGATTGATGTGAAGTCGATATCCACGCCACGACGAACCTTGATGATATCCCTCGCCTTGGAGAGGATGGAGAGTGTCGATAGTCCGAGAATATCAACCTTCAGGAGTCCGAATTTCTCAGCCACATTCTTATCCCAGTTGATTGTCTCGCTATCGCCATGCTTCTCAATGGCACCCGTATTTACGAGGGGCTCGGAGGAGATGACCAAGCCGCATGCGTGAGTCCCGAGACTGCGAATCGTCCCGTTTATCTTGAAGACCTGCTCCATCAGAGCGGCATTATCCGCCTTGAATTTCGCAAGCTCCGGAACCTTCTCAAAGGATTCGACATCCTCTATCTGCTTGGAGAGCATGTTTACGGTCAGGAGGTTGACATCATAGACCTTGGCGACATCGCGGAAAGCCCCGGCAATCTGCATGGCGTTGAATGTCCCTATCCGCCCCACCTTATCATCGCCATACTTCGCCTTGATGTATGCGAAAACCTCATCCCTGCGATTGTCCGCGAAATCTACGTCGATATCAGGGAGGTCAATCCGCTCCGGGTTCAGGAATCGCTCAAAATATAGTCCGAAACGAATTGGGTCAACTTGTGTAATACCCATGAGATAACACACAAGGGAGCCAGCAGCAGAACCACGACCAGGACCAACCATAATTCCATTGGCACGCGACCAATTGATGATGTCCTCAACAATAAGAAAATAGCGAATAAAACCAAGCTTATTGATAACGCCAATTTCATAGACAAGACGCTCCCTGTATTCCTGATTCACCTTCCCTGTTGCCACAATCAGCTTATTCCAGCCATCCATCACCTTCTGCTGAAAGACTGCGGCATCATCTGGATAGAGGCTGGGAAGCTTCACCTCGAACTTGGGCATCTCGACATTTATCTTGTTGGCAAGCTCAATGGTGTTTGCTATTGCGGAGATGGTGTGTGACGAGTGGATACCGACGCTCTGGCATGCGGAAATCATCTCTGCGCCATCCCTCATGTAGAAGGCGTCACTCCCGAACTTCCAGCGGTTCGGGTCTTTGAGCGTGGAGCCACTCTGGATGGCGAGGAGTATTTCGTGGGTGAAGGAGTCTTCCCGGCGAACGTAATGCGCATCATTGGTTGCTATCAGCTTGATGACGTACTTCTGGGACATCTCAATCGCACGATTATTGGCGATGCTCTGGATATCCTGCCCATCCTCCGATATTACGTTTGGCATTATCTCAAGGTAGAGGTCTTCCCCGTAGACGGAGGATAGCTTCACAACCCTATCCTCGTAGTCATCGCACATGAGCGGCCCAACGGTACATGCAGTGCCGATACAACACTCCTCGAACTGCATCGCCTGCTCCCACGTAAGCCGTGGACGATGGTAGAATTGCTTGTTTGCGGCGGTAAGCTGGGAAAGGATGTTTTGAACACCCTTCCAGCTTTTCGCCCAGACCGTGAGGTGAATCCTGCGCTCCCCCTTCTTCCCCTCTACATCATCAACAACGTAGAATTCGCAGCCGGGGATTGGCTTGATTCCCGCCTTCTCGCATTCCGCAAACAGCTCGGGGAGCGAGGATATCGAGCCGTGGTCCGTGACTGCGACAGCGGGAGAACCAATCTCGACTGCACGCTTCACAATCTCATCGACCTTCCCCAGGCCATCGAGCGTCGAATAATGCGAATGGAGGTGGAGATGAACAAATGGAATCATTTCAGCCTCCACCGCGCATTGTCCTTAATGCGTTCCAAAGCTGTCTTGTCATCATCGCTGACAGCAGGCTTCCCCCTCTGCTTTCGCGGTGGTTTCGGTGGAGGTGGCTCGTCAGCCCATATATCAGGCTTCTGGTTGGTGAGCGGATTTGCCTCAATCCCAACTCCCTTGTTATACCATTCTCTCGCGGCTATCGTAATGGGCAGTGTCTTATGGATGTCACGATAGTACCTGAGGAATGTCATTGCGATATCATCGTGATGAACACGCTCTGCCTCCGCGATATGCTTGCACCTGATGCGCTTTCGAGTCCATGCGACACAGGAGCATTGCCCAACGCCATCAGGTGCAAATGAAACCGTATAGTGCCGTGAACTTGAACTTGATGATGCGATGCTGTATCGTGCTACGTATTTGCTCATTCAGTAAGCCTCCATCGTGCCTTTAGCTTTATCTCTTCGAGTGGCGATTTCTTTGGCTTTGGAGGAGGAGGCTTTACTTCAGGCTCGATGCTTCTGTTGATGTCGGAATCCCGCCCCGAGACATTGCAATCGTGGCATTTGAATATCCACCCCCCAGTCGCATCTTCGCGTCTGCCAAATGCCACAGCTCCCACAGGGAGGCTTACACCACACTCGCTACACGACTTCCCCCACTTCATCGTCAATCTCACCCATTCCATGCCGTCCCCTCCCTTCTCTTCGTCGTGATTTCTTCGCCTATCCTCGTAATAGAACGTAACGCAGCCTTCAAAATCCTCGATGCTATAATCGGAGCCATTGCGGAGCGCATTGACTGCGTACACAAAAGCGTCGAGCTTATCATCCTCGCCCATCACTTCTTCCACGTGATAGCAGAGCCATCGAATTCCATGATGCCACTTGCAACGAGATTCTTGATGACCGCTGCCGAAGCTTTCCCCGCAACCACATCGCTCATGCCGAATTCGACCATGATGCGAACCACGCCATCGAGCGTCGAGGGCTTATCCTTGGTGATGCGCTTCACTGCTTTCACCCAGACTGAATCTGCGGAATCATCCTCTTTCTTCTCGACAACTTTCTTCTCACCAAGCTCCTCAAGCTCGGAATCGACAGCTTCTTCTGCCTCTTCTGCCCACATGGAGCGTTCTTCCATCACAAGCCGCTCATCGATGTACTCGGGGCAGATATCGCCCAGCTCACACTTAGCGCAGCCATCAGCGCCATCCATCTTCAAACCAAAGCACGACTTATCAGCGATATAGCGCTCCAACTCGTGAATGCGAACTTCAAGCTTTGAGAGATTGTCTTCCTTTTTTGGTGGGGTCATAACAGCATCCTCCTTTCGTGATTCATATTAAGTATTTACTTTATTTTCTGACAATAGGCAAGTGATTTCTTAACCTTACCACGAATCTTTTTAACCATATTCTTAACCTCAGTGTAGGAATATCCGTGGACTTCGGATATCGCTCTCTGGACTTTGCCAAGATAGACCCGCTGGGAACAGCCATCAGGTATGCGCTCGACAATCTCCTCCGTGGGGGAAATCAACTCGCGCATAACCTCCCTTTCCTTTGCCGAGAGGGAGGCGAAGACCTCCTTTATCGTCGAAACGACATCCACAGTCTGAATCCCGTACAGCCCACTCCCCTGCTCTGTCGGGCGGTG